AAAGAACATATGGTCATTGCAAAAGAATGTAAAAGGGTTTTTTGCGAACAATTTCCAGTAATTGCTGAATCTTTAGGTGGTTTTGAAAAAGAATGGTGTATCTAAGAATGTATAAAAGTTAATTCTACATTCATGGAGTCATTATAATGCCAAGACCTAAGAGTTTAGATATAGGAGATATAGTTGGCAAAGGCAATCTACAAATCATTGACCAAAAAACTGTAGTTGAAGGTAATTCTAAAACTAAAAGAGGATATTCTAAAGTTAAATGTAAATTATGTGGAAGTAATAATAAATGGATGAGAAATAATCTACTTAAAAGAGATAATACGATAAGTTGTGGGTGTTCCAAACGTGATTCTAGTAAATGGAAATCATTAGGTGCAAAAAATATGCCCTGGCAACTCAAGAAAGGAGAAGCGGCATTTAATAATCTATATTATCAATACGAATTATCTGCACAAAAAAGAGGATACTGTTTTAGTATATCAAAAAAACATTTCCGCAAACTGACTCAAGAGCCTTGTTTTTATTGTGGTATAAAACCATATAGAATTATTAAGGGACAAGGCAAAACTAGTGGAGACTATATCTATAATGGTATAGACAGAATAGATAATGCTAATGGATATACGATAACTAATATAGTATCTTGTTGCTTTAATTGCAATACTGCAAAAAACACCTTGTCTCAAAATGATTTTTTTGATTTAATTAACAGAATTTATACTTTACATTTAATGAAAAATGAAAACATTTAATATTACAGCACAGGTTTACAAGAATAATGATCTGTCAAAACAGAATCTATTAATTTGTGAATTTCATACTGGTTCATCATCTGATGAAGCATTATCTAATTTTAAACTACATTTTCCTTCTATAGAATATTCTCTTGTAAAAGTTCTCTCAGTTGCAGAAATTGTTTAAGAACACGCTTGACTCTGGCCGATAATCTGATATACTGCGACCAAGGAGATTTTATGAATAGATTCGGCCTCTGTTGTATTTCGCTCAAACTCAAAGAGCAAGGCATTGGTCATCAGACCATGACATTTAAGCGTTTTAATAGTTTGCCAAGAGAAGAAGCACTAACTATTCTTGGAGAACGAATTCTTAATAATCTACAAACAACCAATGAAACAATCAAATTTTGCGGTGATCATAACTACGTTTATAGAGTTAGTAGTGATATTTTCCCTCTTATTACTTATAACGAGGCTAATGTCTCATTAGACGATTTACCCAACCATGACGATATTCAAGACGAGTTTGATAATATCGCACAAACTATTTCCAATACTGGTGTTCGCGTTAGTTGTCACCCGTCAGAATTTAACAGTTTATCTAGTCTTTCTGATAAGGTTGTTGATAAAACAATCACAGAACTCAACTTCTACAGCAGTTTTTTCGACAGAATTGGATTACCGGCAGATACGAATTCCCCAATGAATCTTCATGTTCACAATAACAATGGAAGTAGAGAGGAAATCTCTTATAGATTTTTCTCAAATTTCAAGCGTTTGGATGAAAATTGTCAAAAACGATTGACAATAGAATGTGACGATAAATTGAATTGTTGGAGTGTGCGGGAATTAACTGATATATTTTTTCCAATTACAGGAATACCGATTTGTTTCGACTATTTACACCACAAATGCCATCCAGATAATCTGACTGAAGAATTTGCTATTCATCGTTGTCACGAAACATGGTTAACCGTTGGTAATAAACTTCCATTATTTCATTACAGCGAATCTGCACCAGGAAATAATCCTCGTAAACACGCAGACTTTGCTACTCAACCAATTAATACTTATGGTTTAGAGTTCGATTTAGACTTTGAGATTAAACAAAAAGATTTGGCTATTGCTCATTATCAAGAACTTTATCCGACTTTCGGATGTTATCAACAGCCCACAGTGGTTGCAAATTAGAATAATGAAAACATTTTTTCTGTTGTTTTGGATCAGTTAAATCAAAACTAGCACAAGGAATTATGTGGTCTATATGCCATTTGCCATAGTTTTTCCAGTTCATGCCGTCAACAAATTGTTTTTCCAAATGATTTTTCAGTTCTTTTACATCACATCCAAGTAATTTGATTGTAGATTTTGTTTTATAACAACCTTTTAAAGCATTATTCATTCTTCGTTTCAGATTATGCTTAAGTTTATAATTAATATCTGAGTGATACTTACGATTATGTCTAGCATTAACTTTATCTCTATTATTGCTAATATATTCTAATTGTTTTTTTATTACTTTATTTCTATTTATTTCGTAATATTTACGATAATATATTTTTTGTTTTTCTCTATCCGTATTATCAGCAACGCATTTTTTACATATTGTTCTACAACCAAATTTACCATGTTTTTGTTTATGAAAATATTCAGTTGTAGCCGGATACTCTATTTGACAGACCTTACAAACTTTGGTATAATCCATCGTAAAACCTAACAAAAAACGCCCAAGAAACAATTAGTGCGAGTAATTGCGTCCAGAGCGTTTTCTGATTATTATATTGTAGATTTGGTATCTCGCACATACCACAAATTAATACACCAAAAGGAATATAATATGAGTTCTTGGCTTATCGCCTTTACGGGATTAGTATATCTATATGTAGCCTTAGAACAAGGATATAAAGGTAATATTGGTATGTGTATTGCTTATGCCGGATATTCCTTCGCTAATATTGGTTTATATATGTTAGCCAGTAAGTGAGGTTAGTTATGGATAATTTTAAAAATAAAAAAGAGCCAAAAAAAATCAAGATGCCACCACTACTTGACCGATCAGAGTTATATGATACTCTATCGTTTGAAGGCGATACCCTACCTGACCCAACAGAATATAAAACTTTTTGGAAAACATACAGTATAGAAGATGAAGATTATTCAGAAAACAATTCGGAAAGCATATCAAAACTGGAATCCGATCAAAGAAATTAGATGCTACCATTACGCTGCTGCATATGATGGAACTAAAATCATTGGTTTTACTCAAAATAATCCTATTAAAACTCACACTGGTGCTTATCGCATAGGAGAAGATTTTAATCTGCCTAAATACAAGGAACATCCGTTTTATCATGCTGAAAGTCATCTTATTTCTAAATTACTTGATCGCTATAATACCATTGATCCTAATTGGACAATATGTGTGCTTAGAATTAATCGAAAAGGATTGATTCTTGGAAGTAAGCCTTGCGAAAATTGTAGTAAATTGCTTAGTGCTGTTGGTTTGAATGATATTTATTATAGCACTGATGATGGAAATTTTAGCGATAGTTTTGGTAATTTGACTACAGTAGACGAGTTGACAATGCCGACACTAGTGGTATAATCCGCTCTACGGAGGCAACTATGAACTGTATTTATTGCAAAAATTGTGTTGGCGTTGATCGGTATGAGTTTCTTGTTGAAACTGGTCGTAAAATTATCTGTAAAGATTGTAGTGTAGAAAATCGTGCGGTAGGGTTTATGAATTATTCTCATAAAACAGCACCGGATTTGGTGGTTTGTCCAGCAAATGCAAAAGAAAAACTAAGGATTCTTGATCGGGCTAATCGTCGTGCTAGATAATCTTATTAGATTTTCTGATATTATCTTTAGCCCATAATGGTTGTAAATTAGTATAATGAAAACATAATCTTTGTTGATCTAAATTAGTTAAATCAAAACTAGCACAGGGTTTAATATGATCTATATGCCATTGTCCATAGTTATTCCAATTCATACCATCTATAAATTGTTTTTCTAAATAAATTTTGAGATCATTGATTGAACATCCTAATAATTCTAAAGAAGATGATTGTTTTGAGTTTCGTTTAAGTGCTTTCCATATACGTCCTCTAATCAAAATTTTAAGTCTATATTCAATATCTTCGTAGTATTTTTTATTTGTATAGAGTCTATGCTTAATTCTCAAAATATTTTTATTGTCTTGTTTATATTGTCTTGATTTTGATTTACGTTTTTCGTGATTATTATAATATGATTTTAAATTGTTTTTACGAACTTTATCTGGATTATTTTGTTTCCATTTTTGATGAATTTTTTTATCCCTATCTGGATTATTTTGTCTCCATACTTTATTTATTTCAGCATAACAACTGCGACAATATACACACTTACCATCTTTTTTGGTCTTATTGTTGGTAAATTGATCTAATTCTTTTTCAATCTTACATTTTCCGCATATTTTCATACGTCACCTTGACTTTTGTACAACTACGCGATATACTCAATATACACCGATTGTATCCACAAAACAAATATTTGGAGGGCTAGATAATGATTTGGCTTGATCTTTATAACTTACTTTATGAAAAAGCAAACAATGTAAAAAATCCAGGTTCTTTTCCTTGGCAGGAAGAAGTTTCGGTATTTGATTTCGAAACACTAGAGTATTATCCTATAGATTTTATTGAGATGCCGGATGGAAAAATTAGTTTTGAAATAGACACATATCAATCGGAGACTGCTAATGGATCTTGAAATTGAAAGTTTGCTTTTTAAGCAAGTTGAAAAACCTAAGCATTATCTTATGACTCGTATTATTAACGTATGGGAAAATCGTTATAGAATTAATGTTTATATTGAAATTGAAGAAGATAATCTGATTAAGAAGCGTATTCATAGTAGTTATTTTTGTCATTATAATCCCGGCAAACTGACTATTTTTCCTGACAAAGATAAAAAAGTTGAACAACCTCTAAAGAAAACCTCTTGACAACGCCGATTATGGTGTTATACTTGGAACATCACAACCAACACAGGAGACTAAATTATGGGACTTGGTAGAGGTAAGAAGGCTTGCGATAAGTGCGGAACGGTAACTGGCCCCCGTGCTTATATGTGTAAGAATTGTAATACTCCTTTTATTTTCAAGAATAAAAGTAGAGAAGATAGAAATACAAAAATTGTCCGTAATATCAACTGGAAAGAACTCCAAAAGGGAGATAAGATTAAGGTTGCTGGAGGCCCGTATTTTGTTCATCGTGGAGATTTTATCCCTATGGGCTATCGTGGAAAATTTCTTGTAGAAAGAGTTGATGAAAACGGTATTCTGGCATGGGGGCTTGATAAGAGTGCTGGTTTTTGTCATATCTGGATGAATGGAGACATTCAAAATAAAGAAACAGGAGTTTGGAAAACAGCCCACAAACTGCTGAAACTTAAACCCAAGGAAGTTCAGGTATGATTCTTACAGAGAATCAGAGACAGCAACTATCTAAACTAGTTCATTGTAGAGAGGAAATTAAAACCAGTATATCTCATATGGAACTTATTTTACAAGAATACTTTCCTAATGAATATCATTTGGCTTATCAGCATTGGATTCCTCAAATATTGACAGCATTACAAAATGATGATAGATGGCTACCTAGAGGACAATATTCTATACAAGATACTATTGATCATATTACTGATACAGATTACGGTTCTGGTGTAAATAAATATATCAAATAATATTGGAGATTTTATGTCTGAAGTTTATGCTATTGTTGATCTTGATGGATATGCTGTTCAAATGCGTGAAGCAGCAGCAAAAAGTATCTCGTCAGATAATAACGATAATTTAGACGAATATATTTCATTGAAACAAATGACTAATTTGGTTGATGAGTTTTGCCTTGGTCACGATAATGAAAATCGTCCTTTGCTTGATGAAGAAACTAATGAACAAATTTTTGAAGAAACCGCAATTTGGATTCACAATATTGGTTTAGCAAAACTTGCTGCACAAGACTTAATTGAATGTGCTTGGGATAATAAAATGAATGAAATGGTTTTCTGGCAAAAAGAAATTAAGAAAGAGAAGAAATCCAATGCTAAATCACGAACTAGAAACAAGAATATGGGAGATCAAAAATAAAATAGCGGATATTAGGGAATATATTAGTTCAGATCTTTGTAATAATTGTATAGAGATGTATAAACAAAGAGAAATTTGGGAACAAAAACTTAAAGAACTTGAAAATGAACGTGATAGACAGTCTTAAAGATTTGTCAATTCCAGACATTGCTAAATACTGTCACAGCAATAGTATTCCTGCTAGTGTGGGTATGATTAATATTGGTGGGGATTTTAATCTTAGCACCATGATTCGTAATGCTAATTTTTTTGGATTTCGTAGTGTTCATTATGTTGGTAAAAAGAAGTGGGATAAAAGAGGTAGTGTAGGAACTCATCATTATACTCCGGTATATAACCATAAAGATGAATCATCTTTTATTTCACAATGCTGTGGTAGGACTATTATTGCTATTGAAAATAATATTCCCGACTATATTCACAAAACCAGTAATCTCTTTGATTATAAATTTACTAATATTAGAGAACCTATCTTTCTATTTGGAGAAGAAAATAGAGGACTATCAGATTTCATATTGGATAAGTCTGATATTATACTTACTATCCCTAACTATGGCAGTGTTCGTTCTCTTAATGTGGGAACAACTAGTGGTATTGTTATGGGAGTTTATCGTAATTTTGTGGAAAAATTGAAAAATGAAACTCAAGAGTTGACAGAGATCGGTCGATAGTATACAATACAAACACGGGGGATGCGACCGCCGGTAGTGGTCACCTGTCTTATAAGCAGTTCAAGAGAAAGGTTCAACTCCTTTATCCCCTATTTATTTTTGAACTATAAAATATTTCCTAGAACTATTACCTTTATTTTTTGCTTTGTATGTTGGAAGTTGACAATCGCAATTTGGACAAACTATACGGAGATTATTAAGTTTATTATTATTGGATTTGCCATCAATATGATCTACTATAAGAGTAATGGGTTTTCCATTCCAATGATCTCCAGATTGCCCGCAAATCATGCAATTATTTCCATGTTTTCTAATAAGATATTTTCTAATTCTAAGATTATGATAATGCCCATCGCCAAAACCTTCTTGTTCAATAATTTTATCGCTCTGGAGTCTGCGATATTCGGTTGAGCATTGTTTGGAACAACAAATTTGTGTAGCATAATCAGTATGAAAATTCTTTTTACAATTCGGACATTTAGCATTATTATTTGATTGAGGTTTTCGTTTTGGATGAGTTTTATTAGTATAAGTAGCACTACAAGATAAACAACAAAATTTAGCATTACTAGTTTTTTTAAAGCAATTAGCACAATGATTCATAGTCGAACTCCTTGATTAAAACTTGATAAAGTATCATACACCATTTCGTCTAAAAGGAACAAAATTTATGACTAATCGTTCAAATCATTTGGCAAGTTATACATTCTTGATTGGATTACTATTTCTATCTTTTCTGTTTAATATTCATTTCTATAGTAGACTACGCAAGATAGAATTTGATTCTGTTTTATGGCGTTGTGGTACTAGTCAAATGGAATTTCAGCAGATTCAAAATGAGATTAAAAGGCTTGAAAATAATCCATTTTTTAATGCTTGTGATCCTCCTAGTGTATTGAAGAAATAAGGGGGCGTAAAGGTTTCGACTACATAAAGACGATTATATTAGCAAGTAGTGGTTGGTGGAAGGGCCACTTTAAAAATCTACCAAATGCTTTAACTGGCAATAATCAGTTAGCCCTTGCTGCCTAATAAAAAACGGCAGTAACAGACTGCGATACCGAATGAGGGTAGGGATCAAAAGTCTGTCGTTAAATCCCTCTGCACTTACAATATCCAACGGGTTGTAGGTTAAGAGCAGTTGGTAAGATAGGATTAGTCTTGTTTATTCTGTACTCCTATTTAATCTATGAATAAAATAAACTTGTAGAAAATGTAATTTGAAATATGATAGCACGGCAGTTCGACTCTGCCCGCCTCCATTAAATACTTGCTCATCTCCATTTTTGGTGTATTATAAATTACCAACTAAGGAGATACAAATGATTACTAAAACTAAGATAATATGTGCTGTATGTGCTAAGGAAACAGAAAAACCAGCAGCAGAAATAAAAAGACAGAAAAAAAGGGGTAAAACTGAATTTTATTGTAGTCTTAAATGTGCTGGGAAAAATAAAAATAATTTACAACATCTAACAAAATTTAAAAATAATTTTTTAAATACACAATATACAAGACAAAGAGATAAATATGCTGGTTTTAGATGGTATATGAAAGTAATCAAAAAAAGTTCCAAAAAGAGAAACCAGTTCTATGATGTAGATATAGAATACTTGGAAATGCTTTGGAAACAACAAGGCGGTATTTGTCCATTCACAAAACAAAAACTGGTATTAAAAAAATATAGTGACGATAATATTTCAGCACCATATTCTGCATCTGTTGATAGAATAGATAATAGTAAAGGTTATATTAAAGGGAATATTCGTTTTGTTGCTCTTATGTTTAACTATGCCAGAAACAGATTTTCTGATGAACAAGTTATAGATTTTTGTAAAAACGTTAGTCAATCAATAAAGGTATAATATGAGTTTCTGGAAAAAGATATACAAAAAATTACGCAAACAGGAAAAGAAAAATCCCGAAGAATTAGCAGAAGATAGGTATTTAAAAAAACTCAAGAAGCAACTCAAGAAGCATAAATGAGAAAAATTTGTTCATATTGTGGTAAAAGGAAAAATAAAGCAAGTTTTCCAAAACATAGTATGTACAAAGACAATCTTGATACACGATGTAAAAAATGTGTTAAAAAACATAGTAAAGTAAGAAGCAAACTTCATAAAAAGGCTCCAGCAAAACCAGTAGTTTGTGAGTGTTGTAAAAAAATACCTATTAAATGGGTGCTAGATCATGATCATAGCGATGATAGTTTTAGAGGTTGGATTTGTGATAAATGTAATACTGGTATAGGTAAACTTGGTGATAATTTGCAAGGTATAGTTAATGCTATGAATTATTTGTTGTCGAGATCAAAATGAGCAACTATCTAAATATTGATATTCCTGTCTTTATTGCGTATTTAGATACGAATTTTCTTTATGATAAACCCCCTAGTTTAAATAGCGACAGGATTCCAGTAGAAGTTTTTAATTTTACAAGTATCCCACAAAGATGTGGGCTGTTTTCTGTAATGACAGAATATGGAAGTCAACACGCCAGAGTACCAATTCATTATCTAAGAGTAGATAAGTCTGGCGGAACCGATTATCCTTTAGATTGGATTCAATTGTGGGATAATATGAGTTATTATGCAAGTGTGAAAATTGATCAATACTCTAAAAACAGAGCGGCCAATGTTCTACTTAAAAATAAAACATTACATAAAGTTAAATATTTATTTACTATTGATTGGTGCTTAGGGCCACAGTATCAATCTGGATATGGAGAAATGTCTGCTGGTCATAAATGCGGCCATGTATTTGAGGGTGATGGACAATATTTTATTCAACCAAATAATAGAGTATTGTGGATGGATGGTGGTGCTTTTATAAGCAAAAAATTTGATAAAAAACCAGATTGGAAAGTATTTAGTCAAGAATTTAGTTGTGAACATACTGGCAGTAGATGGGTTAGTGAAAGTCATGAAGAATTATTCTTCTATGAGTTTAAAGAAAAAGATCAAGTTCCAGAAAACGAATAACGATACTTGACAACAGGAATAGCGTATGATATACTACGCTAAACACAGGAGACTATTTGGATGATTCACGATTTTAATTATGTTATGGGAATGGTGCGTGATCTTAGGGCCACTAGCAGCACTATTGATAAGCAAGGAATTATTGAGGATTATTGCAATCATAACTCTGAGGCTGCAAATTTTGCTAAGAAAATTCTTCTCTATACCTATCATCCTCTTTGGCAATATAATGTTACTAGTGATAATCTGAAAAAGAAAAATTCGCTTAGAGGAAAATCCTATAAGAATTTCTTTGATCTTCTTGATGATCTAAAGAGTCGTAAGATTACTGGTCACGATGCTATTGGAGCAGTTCATACTTTTATTGATAGTCAGTCAAATAAAAACAATATTGAAGAACTTATTTACTGCATTATTGATAAGGACTTGAAAACCCGTGCTGGTGACAAGATTATTAATAAGGCTATTCCTGACCATATTCCAGAGTTTAGTGTTGCTCTGGCAGATAAATATGAGCCTAAACTTGTAGATTGGAAGGATGGTTGGTATGTTAGCAGAAAAATTGACGGTGCTAGATGTATTGGGATTGTTGATAGTGATGGTAATACTACCTTCTATTCCCGCACGGGAAAGGAGTTTGATACTCTTGGCATCGTCAGGGATGGTATTAAGGCTCTTGGTATTACTGATGTAGTATTTGATGGAGAACTTTGTCTGGTAGACGAAGATGGTAATGAGGATTTTCAAGGAGTTATGAAACAACTCAAGAAGAAAGATCATACTATTCCTAATCCTTCATATAAGATTTTTGATATGATTAGTCATGATGAATTTTACAGTAAACAAGGACAAAAGAATAAGACATATTCTATTCGCTATAATAATCTAGAGGCAGTTATGAGAGATAATACTTGTACTTGTCTTAGTTTGCTTGGTCAGGAACTTATTAAAGACGATGACCACTTTGCTGAATGGACTAAAAGAGGTAATGATTATGGCTGGGAAGGCGTAATGCTACGAGCAGATGAACCATATAAAGGTAAGCGTAGTAAAGACCTTCTAAAAGTTAAAAAGTTTTTTGATGATGAGTATACCGTTGTCGATACTGAAATGGGGCCATTTCGATATGTTAAAGATGGTGCAGAGTGTGAGGAAACTATGCTATCTTGTGTATCTATTAATCATAAGAATAATATTGTTAGAGTCGGAAGCGGTTTTTCTATTGAGCAACGTCAAGAGTTCTATAAACATCCTAAAAAGATTCTTGGACAGATTATCACGGTACAGTATTTTGAGGAAACTAGAAACCAAGATGGTGGTATTAGTCTAAGATTTCCAACATTTAAAATTTTACATGGTTCATCTAGAGATGTGTAAAAACTTATGCAATTATTCAGAACTCAGAGTGAACTAATATTTAATTTTACAATTTATGGTGAAAGACACTCTGGTACTAATTTTCTAGAATCTTGTATATCACAAAGATTTGATCTTCCAGTAACCTATATTTTTGATAACAAACATTTTTTTGGTTGGCAAAAACCAGAAAGAATTACTTATAAAGGTAGACATACTCTATTTATAGGAATTGTTCGTAATCCTTATGATTGGATTATGGCTATGAATAGATTACCACATCATGTACCAAAACATAATTGTGGTTTACCTCATATGCTATTAAATGAGTGGTATTCTGTTCATGGAAAAACAGAAATTATGGCTGATCGTAATTATGCTACTAAAGAAAGATATAAAAATATATTTGAATTAAGAAAAAATAAATGTTTATTTTTATCACAAATTATGCCTATTATAGCACATAATTATATACTAATAACATATGAAGAATTTATTTATAATCATTATTTTATTCTTGATTTAATTGGTAGTAGATTTAATCTTCATAAAAAGCATCAGACAGCACCACCAGCACCTATTAAAAAAAGAGAAGTACCACCAGATATTAAAACTATAATATATAATAATATTGATTGGACAGTAGAAAACTTTATTGGTTATCAACAAAAAGAAAACTGAGCGACTCAAGTATTGGGCTTGACTAACCGATACTAGTAGTGTAGAATCGGAGCATAGTCGCTAACATTGGAGGATTTATGATTGTTATGAACGCTGTTGCTGAAAATAATATTGTTGAAATGAGTAGGAATAAGGCCGATATTTTTTTCTCTACATTTCCTAGGGATAAAGTTATCGCATATAAGGAATATTGGGAGAGTGTTCGCCCTCAGAATGTTGAAGATATTTTTCGTCGGTATCTTTTCAGTTTTATGAGCGTTCATACAACATGGAAGTCTAATGTTAGTGGCTATAACGCAATCAAAGACTTTAATGATTGGATTGATAATAAAGAACTGCTGAGAGATAAGATTAAAAGTAGTGGTTGTGGGCTATATAACAATCGTACAAAGTTTATTTGGGATTTTAAGGATAAATTTTGGTCTAATCCGAAAGACTTTTATCTAACAACCAAAAAGTACCATGTAAAAAAGAGAGATCAGATTGTCAATAATATTTCTGGACTAGGTACTGCAAAAGTTTCGTTTGCATTAGAACAATGTCATCCTAATGAGTGTAGGGTATTTTGTGGTGATACTCATATGTTGGAATTGTATGGAATGAAAACTCTTACTTATCAGTCTAAAAAGGGTCTTGAACAATATAAGAAAATGGAAAGACATTGGAGTGTTAATTGTGGCAAATTAGGCGTTCCTCCTTATATTGCTAGATGTATTTTCTGGGATGCAAAACAGAATAAGACCGATTCTCGTTATTGGTCATATGTCTTTGAAGAATAAAGGTTTTTTGGTGTATATAATAAGCAAATAGAGTATATACCAATGAAAAAACAATGCAGTAAATGTAATAAAAAACATAATATAGAAAATTTTCATAATCAAAAAGCATCAGCAGATGGAAAATCTTCATATTGTAAAAATTGTCATAAAAAATATTGTACAAAATGGAAATTGAAGAATAAAAAGAAAATTCAACAACAACAGAAACAATATAAAATAAAAAATAAAGAAATATTAAATCAGTATAATAAACAATGGATAAAAGAAAATCCAGATAAAATTTTAGCTATTCGTAGAAAACACAGAGAAAAATATAAAGATAAAATCAATAAACAACGAAGAAAAAAACGTAAAGAAAATATTAATTTTAGACTGAGAACTATCATTAGTAATCGTATTAGAATGGCTTTATCTAGAGGCTCAAAAAATAGTACCGCTTATGACTTAACAGGTTGTTCTTGGGAGCATTTAAAACTATATTTAGAGAGTCGGTTCACAGTTGGTATGAGTTGGGATAATTTTGGAGAGTGGCATATAGATCATATCAAACCATGTTGTAGTTTTGATCTCACAGATACACAACAGCAAAAATTATGTTTTCACTATACCAACCTACAACCGTTATGGGCTATTGATAATCTAAAAAAGTCTGGAAAATTATTATGAGTCAAAACGGTAAAGGTTCAAAACCAAGACCCAAAAGTGTAGATCAAAAAACCTGGGATAAAAATTATGAGCGAATCTTTGGTAAAAAAAGATCAAAAAAATAATTATCGAACACTCTTTATAAGATGTGACTGCCATAGTGAAGTTTTAGTAATTGACTATGATGGATCATTTAAAATGATCGAATTGTCTATTTTCAGTTCACTACTTTCATTTAAAATGTCGTTTTGGCAAAAAATACGATATATTTATCAAATAATTAAATATGGTAAACCATATACTGATCAAATTATTTTGCATCAAAAACAAATAGATGAGTTGAAAGCATTTCTAAATAGTATATAAATGGTGTACTTAATACTGTGCCTATAAGTCCTTATACAAGGAGACACATAATGATAATGAAAAATTATGTTGCCGATGAATTAAGTAATAAGGTCTATCATCTACATAAGGCACTAGAAAAAGCACAAGAAATTATTTCTATTCTAGAAACAGAAAATAATAATCTAAAAAAACTTATCGAAAATATTGAACATAATAAAATGGAACCTGTGGCCGCTTAAAAATTCAAGTTGAGGGTGTTGACAAGCCGATAACAGATGATACAATGAGGATACAAAGCAGGATTGAACTGATCGCGTGATTGGTACTGTTTTGTGGATTTTGGATTGAATTGGAGGTTGATTATGGCTGATGTTAATGTGGTTGAGAAGCAGAAGCGTGTTCGTTGCTCTGATGAGCAGTTTCTTGAGGCTGTTTTTTCGTCTAAGACTTATGCGGAGATTGCCGCTAAGACGGGTCAAAAGGTTGCCACTACAATGGCTCGTTTTGCTCGCACAAAGGCAGCCTTGGCTAAGAAGGGCATGGAACTTCCCGCTATGGAACGTGCGAAGCCAGCCAAGACTGTTGATAATGTCGAGGCTATGGCAGAGGTTGTTCGTCGCCTGAAGGCTCACGCGAACGGCTGAGAGGTTTTTAAAAACCAATAGACAATCGGCTACAAGAATCTAAATGGCAGAGGCACAACAAGACGTAATCAACCTCAAGTCAGTGGTTTTTGTAGTCAGTTGTTTTATGCCCCTATGGTGAAATTGGCAAACACAACGGACTTATACAATTTGAGTGCTTAAAAGGAAACTTTGAAAGTAGAACCTGTCAAATTCGGTGAAGGCTTTAAAATGCTAATACCGAGCCAAGCATAGAAATATGAAGGTGTAGAGACTTGACGGCAGGAACCTAAAACGAAAGTTATGGTTAAGATAAAGTCCAGACTACAAACAGAAATGGTAGTGAAAACTATAGTAGTAAGAAAATCCGTTGCCCGCAAGGGCTTGTCGGTTCAAGTCCGACTAGGGGTATTATTTGCGGTTTTTGGATCGGTAATTATCAGTTAAGGCATGACAATTTGGACAAAGTAATTCAAGATTAGATAAAGCATTATTTGAGTTATCTCCATCTTTATGATGGAGTTCAATTGGAATAGGATGATTAAGCCAAGTTTTTTCCTTACATTTATTACATTGATGCTCAAATACCTTTTCTTGAATAAGTCTTTTTTTTAACTTCCAACTTTGTATACTAATTTTATTAGAAAGATATTCTTGTAGTTGTCGTTTAGGGCCAATAGTTTTGCCTTTATTCCATCCTTGTAAAGTAAAATGAGAAATATCAATATTATACAATTTAATATACTTTTTAAGACAGGCATAGTTTCCACCGGCAGGCACTATACCCATTTTATCTAGGCACTGTCTATAACTATGCGATTCAGAACAAATACGAGACAAGGTTTCTTTTTTATAATGATGTTTGATATTCATAACGATATTGACTCCTAAAAAGTAAACGCTATAATACATATACACCAAAACCTTTGAAGAATAAGGAAATAAAATGAGCAAAAATTCTCTTGAACTATATAAGATTGGTAGTAAAGTTAAATTAGCAGATGATGTTTATGGTACAATAGTTAGTGTTACTATTAGTGGCGATAATAATGTTTCATATAAGTGTGGTTGGTGGAATGGTCGTAGTTATTCCACTGAACATTTTGCACCAAACGAACTAGAAGTAACTGTAGTTGAAAAAACCAAAATCGGATTTGTTTCATGAATGAATATTCTAATCCATTAGACTATGTTTTAAATTGTGCTGAACAAGGTCTTATTCCAAAACTATTCACAATTCAAAATGCTAAAGACGAACTAGACAAACTAAGACAAAAATTAGAGTCTTTTAAAGTTGTTGCTTATGGCAGGATTAATCATAAGTATGATCTATACGGACTGAGTATTAATCATAATCCATACTTAGATCAAGATACTGTTGTCCCTCTCTATTCTAATAGAGAAGAATTTTTGAAAGAGGATTGGAGAGGATACCAATATGGTCGCTCTGCCAAATAAATTTTATCGTGGAGTAGTTCATAGTCCTAAAAATCCTAAACATCCTAATTTTAGGTTTATCATTGTGGATACGGTCTATGAGAAGCAAGATGAAAACGGGGATTGGTATTCGGACTCATTTAATAGTTATGAGGATTTTCTATTTCACAATCCAGACCAAGGAGACTCTTTTTATGGAGTATATGCTTCCTATTGGATAGATATTCCAAAAAACTGTTTAAAGATTACAGAAACCAATAACCTAAATGAAGCAATTCTTATTGCCGAATCCATTATGGGCAATACTATTATAGACACTACCTTCTAATGATTAATCCACAATACCAGATTGATTATAGTGATTGGTTTGATGAAGGAGGATGCTGTCAAGTATATCCTATAAAAGATCATAAAGGTCTGGTTTTTAAAGAATTTAGAAGCAAAAAGAAAGCCAAAGAGGCATATTGTATTCAGAAAAAATTAGCCAAGTTTGATCTTGCTCCAAAAATCATAGATAAAGTATGTAAATTAAATTTTGCAGAAGAAATGGGGATTATCTTTGATGATATTAGCGATTGGGGCTATATTACAGAGTATGCCAAAACTTGTCAGGCAAATACTATAATTAGTATGAAAGATATTCAGGATTTAGTTGAAAATATTGCGGAAAAAACAGGCTTAAAATTTTGGGATTGTCATTGGTATAATGTTGGTCTAGTTAAAAGAGGAAGGTCTAGAAAATTGGTTTGCATTGATACTGGCAAAGAAAGTTTTGACGGTAACTCAAATGCTTGGGGGAATGTTGATCCTGGGCCAAAATGTTCGTATTGTTTAACATATAACTGTAAATGTGAGTAATAATTATGCCATACATTGATGAAGAACAAAGAAAAGAACTAGATGAAGCGATAGAAGTTATGGCAAATGCTATTGTGGATTATAAAGCCGGACTAGTTAATCCACATAATTTTGCTAATTTTCTAGGACGTATTAATTATTGTTTTTCTAGGGTTTTATCAACAGTAATGCACGATGTTTCATATAGTAAGATTGCTATGGCTACTGGTGTATTAGAAAATATAAAGCAAGAATTCTATCGTCGTGTTGCTGAAGAATATGAAGATAAAAAAATATTGGAAAACGGCGATATAAAAGAGTATAAAAGACTAAAGTAGGAGGTTTTATGTCAAAAGATATCGAACATATTATGAGAGAAGTAATGAAAAGTAATAAAGAAATTCATAATATGGATAAAGATCTTTGTAAAGATATAGTAGATCTAAAAAAGAGCGTTAAAAACATAGAAACTAAAATCAAGGGCATGGATGAAACTCTTGAAAAATTATTAGATATTCTCAATACTATCACTGTATTTATAGAAGAAGCCGATGAAGGTGAACTAGATTTAAATGATGAGGACGAGGCTGAAGATTGGACTCCTTATGACGAACGAGGATTTTCTTATGAAGAAGAATATGATGAAGAGGATGAGTGGAATAATCATGAGGATGAAAGTTGATGGCTAGTTTAGCATTATTAGTTACAATAATATTCTTGGGTATGATATTATTTGGCCCATTATTATTACTAATAAATAAACTAAATATTTTTCCAAAGATTATTATTCAATTATTATCTATCTTTTGTGTAATATTTGGACTTTGGTGGATACTAACATTAGTCACACCTATTCGCTGGCTAGGATTATTGCCCATATGTTGTGCGTACCTTGCAACAAAATCTAAAGATGCGAGGCTTGACAACCGATAACAGTATGGTATGATACGCTAATCACAGGTTGGTAACGAAACATATTTTGGAGAAGAACAATGAAGTTGGCAGACAGGACGGTTGAGACTCATAGTGCTGGTGTTAAGAGCGAAGCAGGATTCACTATCGCTCAAACTAGTAAAATGTTTAAGATTTTGTCAGATTCTTTGTATTCTGACAAGGTGATGGCAGTTATTCGTGAATTGTCAACCAATGCTTATGATAGCCATATCGCTGCTGGTAATAAGAATCCTTTCAAAGTTGTGTTGCCCAGTGCTGGTAATCCTAATTTTGTAGTTCGTGATTATGGTACTGGTCTTAGTCAGACTGACATGGAGAACCTGTATACAACTTATGGTGCTAGTAACAAGAATACTAGTAACGATTTTGTTGGTTGTCTTGGTCTAGGTTCTAAGAGTCCGTTTGCATATACCAAGAGTTTTACCACTAGTTCTTATTACAACGGACAAAAGTATACTTATGTTGCCGCTATTGATGATAGTGGTGTTCCTACTCTGAATCTTTTTAGTGTCAGCGAAACCGACGAGCCTAATGGTCTTGAGATTAGTTTTGCTGTAAAGCAGTATGACTTTGCCGAATTTAGCAGCAAGTCTATGCGTATTTTCCACTACTTTAAGATGAAGCCTATTATCGAGGGTGGTGTTCTAACTAATCTAAAAGATCATAAATATAGCAATAAGAATATCATCTTGAGCGGTGATGGTTGGAGAGTTTGCCGCCTGAATAGTGATACTAATTATTATCCTAATGTTCATCATCATATTGATAGTGGCATTGTTGCACTAATGGGTAATATCGCATACCCAGTTAAGGCTAGTCAGATTATTGGTGACGAAAAACAGACCACTAATGATGCTATTCAGCGTTGGAATCGTGCTTTTCAAAAAGCCGATATTGATAGTTGGAAAAGTTTTGTTGTTGAAATTATTAATCAAAACCTTTACCTTGAACTTGATTTTGGTATTGGCGAATTGGAAATGGACGTTTCCAGAGAAGGTTTGCAGTATACCAAAGATGTAATTAGAACCTTGCGTGAAAAGACTCAAGAGATTTATCTTGAGATGAAGGAAGAATTTAGCAAGAAAATTTCTGCCGCTAAAACAAAGGTAGAAGCAATTACCCTATACTATACATTGAATGATCTTGCTGGTGGATGGGGAGTTGGTGCTGAATGGACTGATAGTAAGGGTAAGAAACACAATATTAATTCTGGACAGGATTTAGAGTATAAGATTCCTGCCGGAAAGAGTATGTACGTTTTTAATTATCGTACTGCTGGTTATCGTTCTCGTCGCATGGTTTATCAGACAAATAGTATTCATCATAATACTCTTACTGGTAAGGGAGAATACTATTGGAATAGTCATAAAAAGACGGGAGAACTGTCGTTCTTTGTTTGTGATCTAAAAACGGAAGAAACAGCAAAGAAGATTGTTACTAGATATTGTAACGATAATAATTGTTTTGCATATCTAATGATTGATACTAAGGATCATACTAAAGCCGATGAAGGTTTTGATGATCTTATCTCTGATGTTGGTGCTGATAAAATCAAGAAGGTTTCTGACTACAAGGATTTGATTAAGAGTAATAGTCCTCGTAAGCAAAGTAGTCGATCTTCTAATGGTGCTGTGAGCGATCAAGATGTATTTTTTATCTATGGAGAATCTAAAGATAGCGGCAGAATTAGCAATCCTTATAATGATGCTCCTTGTCTTAGGGTTTTGACAGAAGATGAATTGCAGGCTTTTGAAGATAGTGATGAGATTATTTATGTTCCGATCATTCGCTATGCGAGTGCATCAAATGAATATCCATCAATTTCTGATTTGAACCTAATGATAAACGATGTTGCTGCAACATCTCTAGTCAAGGATTTGTTTGGGTCTAATAAGATTTATGCTATTAAGAGTGCTTTTGTCGATAAACTCAAAAAACAGGGTTATACTCTGATCGACTTTAATACTTTCTTAAAGAAGCAACTCAAAAGAGTTGCTAAAGATAGTCTGAGCAAGTTGTCAGAATACAATGGTATTGTTGAATTTAGTAGAACTCAGAATAATTATTCTGCTAAGAATAGCGACACTTACTATGGATATGGCACTCTTGAAAAGCAATTTACTTTTCATATGCTTAATATTTTTGGTTTGGACTATGAGAAACATATCAGTAATAAGAAACTAGTTGATGCTATCAATTATTGTCTAATTATTGAGTTTTTTGTTGATACTGTTCATCGTGCTTCTTTTGATATTAAGCGATTTAAAGCGACCGATTACTTTGGTCATATAACCAAACTATTAAGTGATATTGGAATCAATGGTCTTGATAGTCAGAAGGTTCGTAATAGTAATATTGCATATAATTCTTTGGTGTCATATATTCAGAGTAGAATGTATATTCATAACGAAGATATGATGAAGGAGTGTCTTGCTATTATTAAGCCAGATGTTTCCAAGAAATATAATCTTCCCAAAATGGAAGATGTTAGAAAAGATATTAAGACCGAACTTGACAACAATCCTGTTTTGAAGTATATTGTTGGTAGTCGTGCCGTGTCTGGCGAACTAAGAGAACTATCTGGTTCAAACGAACCGATTAAACAACTTGATGACAGGCATTACTACAGCGGTAATACTAAGACATGGTTAACAAGTCTAAATGATGTGGAAGCATTTAGAAAGCAAATTGGTAGTTTAGTTAAGTAATCACAGGTAACAATAGGAGTTTTACAATGGCTGTTCCGTTTATGTTTGTGGATGGTAATTTGACGCTGGTTCTGAATAACCAGAGTTATCAGGTTTTGCCGGATCATATTAATTACAAGATGATTCTTGAGCGTTTGCCAACAGCGACCGCTGATGAATTACTTGAGATTGTTGATATTCAAAAAGCAGTCGCAGTATTTAGCGATGGTCTTGTGGATATTAAGGAAGGCAAGGTGTTCTATGATGGTGACGAAGTTCATGGTAGTATTAGTAAGAGAATTCTTGAGTTTATGAGTAAGGGTCTGCCATTTCAGCCTCTCGTTAACTTCCTGAATAATCTCATGGATAATCCTAGTATGCAGAGTCAGCAGGAACTTTATGATTTCCTTGAGCATGAGCATCTGCCGATTACTGAGGATGGATGCTTTCTAGCATATAAGGCTGTTCGTAGTGATTATATGGACAAGTATGCTGGAAAGTTTCGTAATAAGGTTGGTGATATTTGCAAGATGACACGATCAAAGGTCGATGACAATCGTGGTCGTGGTTGTTCTCAGGGACTTCATGCTGGAGCATTGAATTATGTTGCTGGTTACGGCAGCGTCGATGCTGGTGATCGTATTGTTATTGTGAAGATTAATCCTTGTGATGTTGTTAGCGTTCCCAGTGATTGTAATTGTGAGAAACTTCGTACTTGCCAATATGAAGTTGTTGGAGAGTATCAAGGCGAACTTCTCAAGCCTCTTTATTCATCTAACTTTGCCGAAGATGACTATAATGACGATGAGGATGATTATGATCATGAGTATAGTTGGGCATGGAATGATGACGAAGAAGATGTAGACGAAGATTACTATGCTGATGCTGACGATGAAGATGAGGATGATTACGACGATCAGTATTGATCGTTAAAAGAAAGTGGAGTCTGGTGACTAAGATCATAGCCTCTGGTTGGGAAACTCGACAAACGCTATGTGAGAAGGTTCGATTCCTTCCCACCTTTTTTTAAAGAATATATCATGCACGAAGATTATGATGATAACGAATACGATGAAGATGATTATGATTATGATCATCCATCATTAAATCCTTATCATTATTACTTTAAATTTGATGTGTCGGCCGATAGTCCGCTGTCAAAATGGTTAACTGATATGTTTAATGATATAGATTGGAATCAGATACCTTCTATACCATTAAATAATGTTCCTGGCTTTCCGTTTGTTTCGTTACCTGTGAATAGTTGGAATCCCGATACTGGTAAGGGTAACTCCTTCCAGTATTTGGGATCCAATTATAGTGGTAATCCAATATGGAAAAAGAAATATTTTGTGATTGATAAATTTACAGGCAAACGCTAAATATTTTGTGAGCCAGCCAACATACTACCAAGGATTATTCGATATACTTAACTAGGTGAATTATGAATGAATGGTTTGTTATTAAAAATCTAGAAGAATTCACAGATAAAGCCAGAATCATTGTTTACAATAATTTTGGTCAATGGGAAAATGAGGATCAAATAGACGATATAATAGATTATGTCAAAGAGTCTGACGAAGAAGATTTAAATAAGGTTTTGTCTTTGGAAGAGTCTTTGGTAATAGTAAAACAAAATGTAAAGAAACAGAAAAATAAAAAGAATAAAAAAATCAGATATGTATTAAGTACAAATTTATTCTCAAAAATAGTAGAAGATTTAAATGCAAGATTAGTTAGTAATGTGTTAAACCAATTGGTTCAAAAAGGATTAGTAGAATCTGGATACGATAGCGAATCTAATGATTTTATATTTTGGGTAAAAAATGAAAATTCAACAAACGAAAAACCAGAAACCGATTGAATATGACATACATTTTAAATACTTATGTTCTTGTGGTCAGTTTCATTGGTTAACATATAACGAAACAACCACGAAAAATTTTTTTATAGTTTGTGATTGTAATAAAAAGATTAAGATAAAGACTATTGATAGTATTAAGATCAAGTATAAAAAGAAAAAGAAAAAAGAGATTATCTCTGACACTAAAGATACAATAGTTGTGTCAGATCATACTATTCAAGAATCTAATGAGACTCCCGCTAAAACAGAACAACCTCCTGTTAAAATAACAGAAGAAACTAAAATAGTAGCAGAAACTCAATCATTAGAAATTAAAGACATTCCACAGGAGTTATTGTCATCTTGTATTAATTTACTGTATACATTTGGATATAATAAAAAAGACGCATCAGAATTGGTAAAAGATTTCTATAAGACTCATCCTGTAAATGAGTATAAAACATTTGTAAATAACTTATTGGCATCTATAAAGGGTTAAAAATGAATATTGTTCGTCCTTCAAATTTTGACAGTATTGTTGGTCAGTCTGATGTTATCAAAAGGCTCAGTATTTGCGTAGAGGCTTGTAATAAAACCAATGGGGTGCTACCTCATGTTTTAATTGACGGGCCTCCTGGCCTTGGTAAAACCACTATGGCGACAGCATTGGCATCTGAAATGAATGTCAATCTATACACAACAAACGCGGCCAATATTAGGAACATAAAGAATATCCTGCCTTACATAATGGGTATTGCTCCAAGGTCTATTCTGTTTATTGATGAAATCCATAGACTACCAAAAGTAGTTGAAGAATTTCTGTATCCAGTAATGGAAGATTTTATTCTTAATATTAGCGTAGAGAATAAAGTAGAAAGTATTGATTTACCAATGTTTACTATTGTTGGTGCAACTACTAGTGGAGGTAGTTTAAGTCAACCTCTTTATGATAGATTTTGTATTAAAGAGCATTTGACGTTCTATACAGTCGATGAGTTAGCCAAACTAGCGGAGTTAAACGCAAAAAAACTTGGACTAATGATTGAGCCTAGTGATCTAAATAGCATAGCAAAAAGGAGTAAAGGAACTCCGCGTATTTTAAATTCAAGACTTCAATGGTATAGAAATTTTGTATTGACTAACGATCAGAAATATACCGTTGATGAAATTTTTGATATGCAGGGTATTGATGGTAATGGGCTAGACACATACGACAGATTATATCTTGATGTTCTAAGAAAGAATAAAGGTAATGCTATTGGACTGAAAAGCATATCTTCTTTAACAGGTATCGCTATTGAAACAATAGAAAACAGTATAGAGCCTTTTCTTATGAGGAGTGGCTATGTAGTAAGAACCACAAAAGGAAGAATGATGGGTAAAGAACCGGCCTAATTATATATTATATGGTGTATTTAATTTAGGTATTAAAATACACTAATTCTGGAGGCCAATATGAAATTTCTATTATTAGTGGCCTGTTTTCTATTAACTTTTCCCATACAAGCAGGAACTACTGATTCTTCAGTACCAGATAAAAAATATATAGAACACGGTTCAAAATTCCCTAGTGTTGTTGGTATAGAGGTTATTACTAAACCTAAAAATGAAGATAAAACATCACTAAGTTTAGGTTCAGCAGTAGTTATAAGTCCTAATTGGATTATTACAGCCGCTCATGTGGTTAATAATCATCAAAGTTCTAGAATTGTTGTTAATAATAAAACAACTATAGACTTAGATAAGATTATAATTCATGAAGATTTTTACAATAAAAAATTTGGTGCGGCAGATATTGCTTTGGGCAGAAGCAAAACCAAAATAGAGATGGAATCCTACCCCGAACTGTATAATACAGACGATGAGATACATAAAGAGGTATCAATTGTTGGTTATGGATTTACTGCTCGTATAGCAGATAGGATTAAGGAATATAAATTTGATAAAGAGAAAAGAGGCGGTACTAATATTATCGAAGATGTTTATGATAATCTATTAATATGTAAACTATCTAAAAAAGATAAAACTCATTTAGAATTTTTAATATGTTCTGGAGATAGCGGTGGAGGTCTTTTTATTGATAATAAGTTAGCTGGAGTGAATTCTTGTGTATTAACAGAAGACGAAAAACCGGACTCTGGTTATGGTGATGAGTCTGGTCATACTAGAATTAGTGTGTTTCATCAGTGGATTATAGATAATATTAAAGATGACTCCAGAAAATAATCATATTATAATATACATACTAATTATTTGTAATATTTTTAGTGTAATTATTGGTTATATTTTAGGTAAGATTACAAACACATCAGGTGTATATAATACTAGTAATATTAAACCAACTAGTTTTTTTGAACAAAATAAATCAACCAAAAAATCGACTATTTCAATTGATAGTACAACAGTAGTAACCGATATTAAAACCGATAATCTAGAAAAGAAATATTCAAGTTTAGGCGATACCAAAATTAGTAACGAAAATATTTCATCATCAATATCTAAATTAAAAAGCATGAAAGGACAATAATATGAAGGGTCTTGACGTAGGAACAAGTTTTATTGTTTTATCACAAGATAATAATTCAAACATAGAATATAAAGAATTTAGAGATGCTTTTTATGTAATTAAACCAAATACTCCAGTAGCATCAAAAATGATAGAAAAGGGATTGAATGGTAAGGTTTTTATTAAAGATAATGATGGTTCATTTATTATCTTAGGTAAAGATGCTATAGAAAAAGCTGTAGAGAGAAATGATACAGCAAGACGGCCAATGCACAAAGGTGTTGTGTCTGTTAAAGAAAAAGAAAGTAAAAGAATACTTGCTTTTATTCTCAAAGAAGTTGCTGGAACAGCATCAGAACCAAATGAAAAATTAGTTTTCTGTGTTCCTGCACAACCAGTAGATCAAGAAGATGAAGATTTTGATGTTGGTTATCATGAGGATGTTGTAAAGAGTATTCTTAAAGAATGTGGCTACGACGCTAAGGCTATTAACGAAGCAGAAGCGTTATGTTATGCTGAGTTAGAAAATGAAGATTATACTGGCTTGAGTATTAGTGCTGGAAGTGGTATGCACAATATATGCGTTATGTTAAATGGTGAACCAACAGTATTACTATCAACAACTAAATCTGGTGACTGGATTGATAGAATGTCAGCAGTTGCTACTGGTGAACCAGATAGTGTTGTACAAGCAGAAAAAGAGCATGGTGATTTTGTTATTGGTCAACCCAATGAAAATCAAATATTAAGTGCTGTATCTTCTTATTATGAAAGATTAATAGATTATACTACAAAACAAATAAGCGCAGCACTAACTAATCACCCATCTTTACCAAAGTTTAAAGAACCACTAACTATTGTTATCGCTGGAGGTACTTCTCTAGCCAAAGGATATGTTGAAACTTTTACAAGAAAGTTAGAAGAAAATAATTTTCCTTTAAAGATTAAAGAAATAAGACACGCTGCTGATCCTTTACACGCTGTTAGTAAAGGGTGTTTAATTGCTGCTAAAGTTTTATGAGCCGTAAAAGAAAAAAACTAGACGTATCATTATTACCTTTTGAGCGTAGTGATCTATACGGATTATCTCCATATGATAATCAATTTTCTGGTTGGGAAATTAATAAGTTTCATATACAAGAAAAATGGAAAGAATCAAAAGGCGAAGATGTTGTAGTGGCCGTTATTGATACAGGTTGTGATTATAATCATCTAGATATTAAAGATAATATTTTAAGCGGCATTAGTTTTGTTGACAAAAAAGACTGTATGGATGATAATGGTCATGGAACTCATGTTTGTAGTACAATAGCCGCTACAGATAATGCCATAGGAATGGTTGGAGTTGCTCCAAGAGCCAAAATCATTCCAGTTAAAGCACTGGACGCCAAGGGTCAAGGTAATTTAAAATCGCTCGTAGAAGCGATACTGTGGGCTTCTAATAGCATAGCAGACATAGTTACCATGAGTCTTGGGTCAAGTAGTTTTAGTAAAGAGATACAAGACGCAATTAATTATGGCCATAATAATGGCAAGATATTTTTTTGTGCAGCAGGAAATAGTGGTGAAAATCAAGATATTTTATATCCAGCAGCATGTAAAAATACTATTGCTATAGGTGCCATTGATAGTGATCTTAAAAGAACTGTTTTTACTTGCGCAGGAGAAGAACTAGATTTCTTATGTCCTGGTCAAGATATTCTTGGTTGTGTACCAAATAATAACTATGCTATTATGAGTGGAACCAGTATGGCTAATCCTTTTGCTGTTGGTTGTGCTGCTTTGTATATTAGTAAGTTAAAGAAAAGACATATAACAGCATCTTTAGATGATATAATAAATGTATTCAAGCAGTCAGCCAAGGATATAGATGAACCTAAGTACAGAAGTAAGAAGTATCAAGGATATGGTATATTATACCCAGTATAAAGTATTATTAACCCACCGCCTGCTTAATATATAAGATTAATCCAATGGTTCGTCAAGCATATTTTTTCTTATTTAGAGTAGTCCAGCGATATTGGGGCCACTTGACTTTTGAAAAATCACAAATACAATATTTATGAATCAGGACAATAGATAAACAATGAACAAAGATTTTGACTTCTCAAACGATAAAAGAAATAATCATTTCCAGCAGAAGAAAAAGCATAAAAAATTTATCAGCGAAGAAACCCACGATCAGAATAAGATAAAAAAGGGTTTCAAAAACAAAAAGAATAAAATCAAGGCTGATGAATTATGGGAAGATTGGGAAGATAATGAAGTATATTGAAGAACTCAATAATGGTGAGTGCTTTGTTAATAATAATGTTTATTATTTTGTAACATCAGATTTTAAAAAAAACGGACAGAGACTGTGTTACAATCTGGTTGATGGTTCGCCAAAGTGGATGGAAGGTACTACTATAGCAAGTGTAGAACCCTTATATATCTTAGATAAAGATAATAATGTTATTGCTGTTAGGCCCACTCTAAAAACAAATGATTTGGCGAATTAAACAATTTATTAAGTCTCTATCTTTTCATATCTTAAGAGGACTACCAAAATCTACACAAAACGAAATTAACGATAGATATAATATCTGTCTGTCTTGTGATAGATTTGAAAATAATCAATGCCTAGAGTGTGGATGTAATATAAATAACAAAAAGATTTTCTTGAATAAGTTAGCTTGGTCAGATCAAGAATGTCCACTCCAGAAATGGTCAGCTATTAATAGGAATCAACAATGAAAACTACTCAAAACAGAACTATAAACAAACATAATAAAAGCAATAATATTATATATTTAACAGATAATATTTTCGATATTGCTGAACAAAGAATTAATGCAGCAAATATAGGTGGTACAGTAATTATACCGCACGTTTGTAATAATGTTAATGCTTATGGTGCTGGGTTTGCTCTTGATGTTGCGAATAAATATCCTAATGCTAAGGCTAATTTTCATCTATTAGGAAATCAAGCAAAATTAGGACATACACAATTTGTTATTGCTCAAGAAAATAAACAATATAAACATAAAGTTATTATTGCTAATATGATAGCTCAAAATGGTTTGAAAAATTTCAAAAATCCCAGACCATTAAACTATGTGTCTTTAGTTGCTTGTATGTCACAAATTAAATCCTATATTCATTCTTTACAAAAAAATGATGATACATATACTAATATCGAAATTCATGCACCTAAATTTGGTAGTGGATTAGCTGGTGGTAATTGGAGTTTTATTGAATATTTAATAGAAGATATCTGGAATAATATTGCTGTTTTTATTTATAATAAATGATCTCATATTATTGTATTCATCATATTTTAGCTAAAGATAGAAAACAATATATTATCGATAATATTGTGCATGATAAATTAATACTTGAATGGATTGAAAACTATCTTCCAGATTGTGATTTTATTAATAATCATCAAAGAATATACTCAGAACATTCTGCAAATAAACAATATTTAAATAATCAAGAATTATCATGTTACTATAAACATCTTTATGCTATTGAGAATTTAAATAATGATTATGGTTTAATACTTGAAGACGATATAGAAAAACCAAACTTTAATTTATATGATATGTCTTTATTATTTGCCGACTTAATGATTAAGCATAATACAGATATTTTATTTATTGGATCTTTTAGTATATATGATTTATCAAATATAAAAATACCAACCATCATTTGTAATCAATATACTAATCAAAGCAGATGTGCTCATGCTTATATGATAACTAAAAAAACAGCACAAAAATTATATCCATATTTACGGAATATTAAAGCTCCTTTTGATTGGCAATTAAATTATGCTATTAATGATTTGCGATTAAATAGTTGCTGGTCTTATCCTCATATATATCAACGAACAGAAAAAAATAAAATTAAATCTTTATTACGATGAAAATTTGTTTGTATACGATTACTAATTTTGTTCATAATGCAATAAACTGTATTGATTTATTACTGCAAAGTATTAATAAAAAATATCCTTATGATTTCTATATCATTACTAATACTAATATCAATTCTAATCAATATAATATATTATATGATAATAAAAATATTACTAATTATGTAGGATATTTAAAGTATTCAAATGTTATTCCACAAAACTATGATTATTATATTTATTTAGATTCTGATATTTTGTTTTTTGATAGTTTAGATACTTTGGTATCCATAGATAAGCCTGTGTCTTTAGTTAAAGAACCATATATGATTAAAAATCATGAGTGGTTTTATTTTCAATATATAGAAAATCTAAATGATAAATTATTAATATCTCAATCGAATGCTCTTAATGCTGGATCGTTTGCTTTTAGAAAAGATCAATTTCACATTATATATGATATTTATACAACATACTGCAAATATTCTAACAAATGTCATTCTACTATAGAACAAGCAAAATTAGAACAAAGTATCTTCAACTTTCATATTCACAAAGCATTTGACTTTTCTATCGACGGGTGCTATGATATAACTCGTCTCGTTCAATTATTTGCCTCAGAGTCTCAGCCCAGTATAGACAAAAAACTTTATCATTTTTGTGGATATACTAATGAAATGATGTCTAAGTACCAACGGATGAAAAATTTTTATAATGAATACCAGAAATCAAATTGTTGATCTATTACCAATAGACAGTATTGGTTGTGAACTGGGTGTCTTTGAAGGTAATTTCTCAGAAATTCTAACAGCTTCAAAGAAATTTAAAAAACTTTATCTGGTCGATATTTTTTCTGGTATCGCTAGTAATTTTGGTAAAACATATACCGATGCTAGTGTTCTAGAGCAATATGTAAAAAATAAATTTACAGAATATTCAATCGTTGAAATTATTAAACAAGATTCTTTAACATTTCTTCAATCATTACCTAATAATAGTTTAAATTTTATCTATATAGATACTGTTCATTCTTATGAACAAACTATGAATGAACTTAATGAATCTTATCGTGTCATACAAAACGGCGGCTATATATGTGGTCATGACTATTGTGAAATATTTCAAGGTGTCATTGACTCTGTTACAGACTTTACTAAAAAATATAATTTAGATATCATTATTACTCAAGAAAATGATTTTCCTTCTTTCATAATTCAAGTAATAAATAAAAATGAATAAAGATATATTTACTGAATTAGTATCTCCTTTTTCTATTACTAGTATAGAAAGAATACAAAAACTTTATGATGAATTAGAGTACATCAGAATAAACAATATAGATGGAGATTTGGTGGAATGTGGTGTTTATAAAGGAGGTAATATTCTAGGTATGATGGAATATTGCCAATTCTTTAATATCAATAAAACCATATGGGCTTATGATACCTTTAGCGGTATGACTAAACCTGAAGATATAGATATAGATCATAATAATATAAAAGCAATTGATCAATTTGAAAATATAAAATGTTTAGAAACTTTAGAAAATGTTAAGAAAAATCTATCAAGATCTCAGTATAATAATACTAAATATATCATTGGTGATGTTTGTAATACGCTACAGATAGAAGAAAATATTCCAAAATCCATAGCTTTACTAAGACTAGATACTGACTGGTTTGAATCAACAATGTGTGAATTAAAAGTTTTATTTCCTAGACTAAGTAATAATGGATCTCTGATTATAGACGATTATGGACACTGGAACGGATGTAAAGAAGCAGTAGATCTTTATTTTAGTAATAGTCCTTATGTTTTTGAAAAAATTGATTATACAGGATTATTTATAAGAAAATCATGAAAACAATTTCTATAACACTATATAATAGATCTAAATATACTAAAATTCTTTTAGATCATTTAAATAAATGCTTTAATATTGATCAATATCAAATTTTTATTTATTGTGAACCCGAACAGGAAGAAGTTATTGAATTAGCTAAAAGTTTTCGACCAAATCAAACGACCATAACCATTAATCCATATAAGTTTGGATGTAATAAAAATATTTTTCAAGCCATTGATAATGGTTTTCAAATCAATAATTTTCATATTCATTTGGAGGATGATACTATACCAGCAAAAGACTTTTTAAGATATTGCGAATGGGCAAATCAAACCTATGTTAATAACCATAATATTTTTTCAGTATCTGGTTATGTTAATTCTAATAATAAAATAGAACAATATATAGAAGCAAATACAGAGTTTAATAAAGTCAAAATTAGAAATTGGTTCACTCCTTGGGGATGGGCAACGTGGAAAAATAGATGGATGCATGTAAGAAACTATATTATACCGATATTAAATAATCCTAATATTAGTTGGGATCTAGTTTTACATAAAATAGTAAGTCTTAAATCTGAAACATTTCCTATGGTATCTAGAATTCAAAATATCGGAGCAGAAAATGGCGCCTATTGTCCAGGTGCTGATTGGCATAGACATAATCAATATAATGAATATTGGATAGAAACTTCAAATGCTTATCAAGAAAAATTTATAGAGGATAATAATGTATAATATCGAACAATATCTGTATCCTCAACAACCTCAATATATAGAACTATATAATCAACATATAGAATATGGAAATGCTTTTATTAAAAATAAAAAAGTACTATTTCTAGGATTATGTAGAGACGTTGAAGATATAATAGAATCCAATCTTAGTAAGATTAGTAAACTTGGTGAAAAATTTCAAGAATATAAAATAATATTATTTGAAAATGATTCTAAAGATAAAACTAATAGTATTATCAAAAATCTAGCAATCAATAATCCCAATATACATCTTATATCACAAACATTAAATAGACAAAAATATGGTCCTTGTCAAGATAAACAAAGGATTATAGCATTAGCAGAATACAGAAATTTACTTAAAAAGTATGCTAAAGAACACTATATTAACTATGATTATGTGATTGTTATAGATACTGACTTTTTAGACTTTAGTATAAATGGTATTATTAATAGTTTTGGTTATTTTGCTACTAATTCTAATATTGGTGCAATCGCTGGTAATAGTTTTACTATGAATCCTTGTTTTCATAATAATAAATTAAGCTTATGGAATTATGACTCATGGGCATATAGAGAATATTGGTGGAATAATTGGCAAATAGAGTCTTTTAACGAGTTATTAAATTATGATAGAATGGTTTGGTTTGGTTATTATATACCACCAGTAGGATTACCACCGAAACAGGTTAACAGTGCATTTGGTGGAGCTTGCATATATGACTCCAAGTACTATTTTAGTAATGTAGACTACGGTGCTTTTGATTGTGAACACGTATGTTTTCATTATAATTTATATGTTAACAATCCAAATTTTCAATTATTTATTAATCCATCACAGATTATGTTACTAAAAAAATAATAATTATGTTAATTGCATTAACTATTGCTGCTTTTTTTGGAATTATTCAAGGATTAAATATTTTAATTCAGCCACCTAAAAAATACATACCAACCACAACGAATCTTTGGGATTATATCGTAGATAATAAATATCACTAATGAATAGATTACATAATCAAAGAGTTTATCTTGCTGGTGCTATGGATAGAGTGGCTGATCGTGGCACAGGATGGCGGGATAGTATAACTCCGTTTTTAGAAAATTTAGGGATAATAGTATTTAATCCTATTAGTAAGCCCACAGATATTGGCTTAGAAGATCACGATACCCATCAAATAAAAACAAAACTTAAACAGATGGGTAGGTATGATGAACTAACAGCCATGATGAAAACTATTCGTGCTGTAGATTTACGTCTAGTAGACATTAGTGATTTTCTAGTAGTCAATCTGGATCTGGATATTCATCCATGTGGAACATATGAAGAAATATTTTGGGCTAATAGACAGAAAAAACCTATTATAGTACATATGGTTCAAGGTAAAAATAAAACCCCAGATTGGTTATTCGGTACTATTCCACATCAAATGATTTTTTCTAATTGGGATGAGATTAAACACTATCTAGAACATATTCATACTTCAGAAAATATAGACACTCATAAAAGATGGTACTTTTTCAATGCAAAAAATAATTAATGAAACTAAATTAGATTTTGACGATGTGCTGATTAGACCAAAGAGATCTTTTTTAACAAGCAGAAAACAAGTATCCTTGTTAAGAGATTTTCATTTTGTTCATTCATCAAGACAATTAAGTTGCACCCCTATTATGGTTGCTAATATGGATACTGTTGGTACTTTTGAAATGGCTAAAACTGTTAGTAAACACAAAAGTATAGTATGTCTACATAAACATTATTCTGTCGAGTCATTAGTCGATTTCTATCTTAATTATTCAGATCTTAGGGACTATGTTTTTTATTCTACTGGAACATCCTCCAAAGATAATGACAAAATATTAGAAGTATTTAATAAGTTAAAAACACACAATATTTTATTACCAAATATTTGTCTGGATGTTGCTAATGGATATACTGAACAATTTGTGAAAACAGCAGCACATCTACGAAAAACTTTTCCAGAAGTTATTATGATGGCTGGAAATGTTGTTACTCCAGAAATGGTAGAAGAACTGATTCTTCACGGTAAAGTCGATATAGTCAAGGTTGGTATAGGTTCAGGTAGTGTATGTACCACCCGTTTAAAAACTGGCGTAGGATACCCACAATTGAGTGCTGTGATGGAATGTGCGGACGCTGCTCATGGTCTTGGTGGTCATATTTGTTCTGATGGCGGATGTAAAGTAGTCGGAGATATTTGTAAGGCTTTTGGTGGAAATAGTGATTTTGTAATGCTTGGTAGTATTTTTGCCGGTACTGAAGAATGTGAAGGAGAATGGCAATATGATTATTTAGCTGGAGTTGGGACAACAGAAGAATTTTGGCAACCAATAGATTCCACTGTAGAGACTACAAAACGCAAAAGATCACTTAAGTATTATGGTATGAGTAGCAAAAATGCTATGGATAAACACCATGATGGAGTAGCTAATTATAGAACAGCGGAAGGCAAATGTGTTACAGTTCCATATAAAGGACCAGCAGAAGAAATACTACAAGATATTTATGGTGGATTAAGAAGTGCCTGTACTTATATCGGTGCGACTAAAATAAAAGATTTTGGAAAGAAAACCACATTTATACAAGTAAACAATACTCACAATAAGGTATATGAAAAATGAATAATTTAAATATGATGTGTCCGATTGGTGGCACTGGTTATGGTATTACATCTCTAAATATTTTTAAGAAACTATATACCTTAAATCATAATATATCGCTATTTCCTATAGGCAATAATATAAGCTATAACGCTGAACACGAAAAAGAAATTCTACAACGATGCCTACAAAATAACCAAACATTTGATTCTAATGCCCCATGCTTAAAAATTTGGCATCAGAATGATCTTGCAACTCGCATAGGCAGTGGTAAATATTTTGTTTTTCCATTTTTTGAATTAGATAAATTAACACAACTTGAAATTCACCATCTAAATTCTACAGATGAATTATTTGTGGCTTCAGAGTGGGGCAAAAGAATATTGATTCAAAATGGAGTGACTAGACATATTACTGTTGCTCCTCTAGGTGTTGATATGGATATATTCCAATCTCCACTGAAAATTAAGATAGAAAATCCTAATTATATTTTTATGCATATTGGTAAGTGGGAACGTAGAAAAAGTCATGACTTTTTAATTCAAGCATTTAATTTAGCTTTTGATGTTAATGATAATGTGGAATTATGGCTAATGCCGTATAATCCATTCTTAAATCAACAACAAGAAGCACATTGGATTAGTCTGGCTCAAAATTGTAAATTAGCATCTAAGATTAAGATCTTTAATAGAGTAGATACTCAATATCAACTGGCTGAGTTTATATATCATACTGATTGTGGTGTGTTTTTATCTAGAGCAGAAGGATGGAATAATGAGATTGTCGAAACAATGGCGTTAAACAAGCCTATTATAGCAACTAATTATTCTGCACATACCGAATACTGCACAAAAGACAATAGTTATTTAGTAGATATTACAGAAACAGAACCAGCATTTGATGATAAGTGGTTTAAAGGTGAAGGTAATTGGGCCAAATTAGACAAAGACCAATTAGATCAAACCATCTTTCATATGAGATCAGTGTATAGTAATAATATTAAAACCAATCCAAATGGTTTAGAAACGGCCAAAAAATATAATTGGACTAATACTGCACAAATTATTTCATCCCAAATTTTTAAAACAGACTATCATGCCAATACCAAAAAGAAAAGAAGACGAAAATAGACAAGATTTTATCGGTCGTTGCATGAGTAACGACACAATGAAAAAAGACTATCCAGATAATAAGCAAAGAATAGCTATATGTCTTGGACAAGTCAAATCCAAACCAAAAGCTAATCTATTAGAAGAAATACAAGATAATTTTTTAGCTAGTAATTGTTATTGGGACGATGAATGGAATGAATTTGTCTGGGAAATTGAAGCAAACGAAATATATGACGAAGATGGTAATAAACTAGTTGCTTCTGAATACCAGGGGCGTAAAGTTAGTCTAAATAAACCTTTTAGAACACCTGATGGTCCTAAAAAATTTAGTGTATACGTCAAAAATGAGAATGGTAATGTAGTTAAGGTTAATTTTGGTGATCCTAATATGAAAATTAAGAAAAATATTCCTGAAAGACGCAGAAGTTTTAGGGCCAGACATAAGTGTGATCAAGCTAAAGATAAAACAACCCCTAGATACTGGAGTTGCAAAATGTGGTAATTTTTCATCCGTTATGGTGTAGTAATATACAACGGAAGCTCGTAATATGAAAAAATGCCATTATTGTAATACAGATATATCTCTTAAAAGAAAAATATCTAAATTTTGTTCTTTATCGTGTTCAACAAGATACAATAGGCTACAGATCTTACAAAAAGATGTTCCGATTCATCATAAAAAATGTGGAAAATGTTTAAAAATTAAAAAATTTATAGACTTTAGAAAAAATAAAAATGCTGCTTTTGGATATTCATATTTTTGTAAAGAATGTGATAATCAAAGAATTTATACTAGAGATAAAAGAAAAGTTTTATTGAATGCAGCAAAAAAAAGATCAAAAGATAACAATTTAGAATTTAATTTAGATATTAACGATATACTTCTACCTCAAAAATGTCCAATATTGGGTATTGATTTACAATTTAATACAGGAAAAGCCCAAAGCAACTCTTATTCTATAGATAGAATAGATAATAATAAGGGGTATATTAAAGGTAATATACAAATCATAAGTTTTAAGGCCAATACTATTAAAAATAATACTACTTTTAAAGAACTTGAATTGGTATATTTATATATGAAACAATTAGAGACTCAATGAGTGTATTATTTAATAAACCCATAATTTAGGAGATTCGTGTGTCATATCATAATATTTTAAAAGCAATGTGGACAGATGGACCAGACTATATCAATAGTCCCAGCGATAATTATGAACGTATTACACGATCTTCTTTTAAACCAGGAGATAAAGTAAGAAATATAAACTCTTCCTGTAAGCATTATGGTAGTGAGGGTATAGTAGAAACACTTGAAGAATTACCACAATATATGGGTAATGTTGTTCAATATAGAGCAACTAATTCTGGAAAAACATGGAAACAGGGAGATATTCTTAAAAAAACAGAAATACAGCTAACTAAAATTAATTCATAAGGAACTAGAATGTCAACAATTAATAATCTATTAAAAGAACAAGAAAACACACCCAATAGTACCGCACAAGAAGTTGAAAACTATTCTAGTAACACTGTAATTGAATTTTTAAAAAAATCACTAAATATCCACTGGCAACAAGCTATAGCCTTAACAGCACAAGCCGTTCATCTAGAGCGATGGGGATATAAAAAACTAGCAGAAGTTATTAGAGAAGACGCAGAACAAGAACATAAACACGCTGCTGAAAATATTAAAAGGCTTGAATTTTTTGATGTTGACTATCAACCACTTAATGTAGCCCAACCCTCTTGGACACGACACGATATGGTTGCTCTAATACAATATAATCTTAACTCTGTAAGAGAAGCAGCAACAGCAGAAAGAGATACTATTATAGCAGCAAGGGCTGTTGGTGATGAAATGACTGCAAATATGATGATCCCATTGCTACAAGGTAGCGAAGATGGTATAGTTTTATATGAAAGCTATCTTAAATTAATTGAACAAATGGGATTAGATAATTTTTTAAGTATTCAAGTATAATATAATAAATATAGGAGCTTACAATGAATCGTTTTTATCAAATTTTAAATTCTGTTAATGAAACACTAGCAGAAGCCGCACAAAAAACCTATAAAGGACAAAAAAGAAGCGATCTCAAAGATAGCGATTTTCTATTTCCAGAAACTCGCTCGTTCCCAATTGTAAGCCCACAGGATATTGCTGATGCTATTAGTAATTTTGGCAGAATGAAGGGCGAAATGACATACGACGCATTCTTGCAAAAGCTTTATAATTTTGCTAAGAAAAAAGGCCCAGAGTTTGTGGCCGCACTACCAGATGCTAGTAAAGAAAAATTAGGAATTAAAACATCACAAGCTGATGATATGTATGGTGCTCCTCCAATGCAAGAACCCAAAGATTTAGAATTAGAAAATGAAAATGAAGAACAAGAAGACGAAGATGAAGAAGATCCTATTGAGATGGAAATGGAAAAAATAGAAAAAGAAATTGAACTAGAGTTACTCAAAAAGAAATTAATCGAAATTAAAAAAGCCAAAAGTCAAGACTTTACACAAGTCGAAGATATGGAACAAGAAACAGTAGAACAAGAACTAATGGAATATAAAAACGACTTTTATCAAATGAGTCTAGGCTCTATCAAATCTATTGCTACACACGCACAAGCAATAGTGGACGCTATAGAAAGCAATTCAGTAAAAGAAGGCTTGACAGAAAGCTGGCTACAAGGTAAGATTGCTGTTACAGAAGATTATATGTTAACTATTCACAATTTTCTCATGTTCGGCCGTACAGAAACCGATACTGAAGGAAAGATCAGGGCTCAAAAACTTCCTGGTCTGTGGGAAAATATTCGCAAGAAAAAGGAAAAAATGGGCAAGAACTATCGTCCTGCTAAACCAGGAGAGAAAGATAGACCAGATCCAGAATCTTGGAAAAAAGCTCAGTAGTTAACTTATAGAGTTTACAATAAGACTTAGGACTTTAACAAAGGATACAAGGAAAATATGTTTTTACAATTAAGTGGTGTTGGCGATCAAAAAATAACTTATAAAGATCATTCAACTATAGAATTTGAATCTTTAAGTACTTATATACTATTAGCAAAAAAAGCTATATCTAAATTTGCTAATAATATGTACTCCGGTTTATCTGTTAAAATGCTCAAAGACGAAGAAGCAATTTCTAGTGTAGCAAACGCTATTATGATGGCGGATTGGCGTTGGGATGATAATTATCAAAATACTCAAAACACTAAGAAAACTAAATACTCTTATCGAAATCAGTGTGCTATTTGGGCTATTCAAACATATATTACTAAAACTTATAAGCATCAAAAAAAGACCAAAAAGAAAGTTTTTTCATTAGATTTTGATAATAAAAAAGATGATGATTCTGGCTCAATTTATGAAAAGATAGAAAATCTTACTAGCGAACAACCAGATTTAATCTTGATGGAGCAAGAAGAGAAAGATAATTTACATTCTAATTTACAATGCTTATTATCATCTGATCTATTGTCTGATAGACAGAAGGACTATATTAAGCTATACTACTTTGAGAATCAGACTTTTGAACAGATTGGACAGAAATATAATATTACTAGGGAAGCCGTCAGACAAGGCTTAAATAAAGCGCTAGATCTAATTAGGGGCTTAATATCATGAATTTTGAAGTTAAAATAAATCTAGTAGTATTATCTACTGATTTGCCTACTAATAAAAAATACATATTATCTTTGTCTCCAGACGAGATTATACTACCAACACTTAGTCCATCTAAAAAAGATACTATTAATATTAATAAGTATGTCATAGATTATTTACAGTCACTAAAAGTATCTTCACACAATATCATATTAGTTCCTCAAATAATTTCACTAGACTCCAAATATATTGATAGTAACATGGAAACATTAAATCCAGTATTTGGTTTTGTTGTGGACTATTTTCCTAATATTGTTGATTCATATTGGAATGAGTTTGATTACACTATTCCTAATAAGTATTCTAATTTAATAGTAGAAGTGGTTCAAAAAATACAATGATTTATTTCAAAAAACTATGGAATAGTATTGTCAATTATTTTAAAACAGCATATGGCATTACCAACAATAATACTGATAGTTCCAAGTTGAATATTACTAGTACTAATAGTATAAAATTTGAAATAGATGAATGGAATAGATTTATTTTGACTATTAGAATAGAAAATGCCAATATCATGGCTTGTGAAGAATTTGGTAAAATGTTATATCTTCTTAACGATGGTAGATACGATCAAAAAATTCTTGAAGTATTAGTTGAATTAGGTAAAAATAAACAATTACCAATGGATAATATTCAACAGATAATGTCTGGTTGGACAACTTTATTAGCTAGCGAAATGGATCAGAATAATAGTCCCTGCATTAAACCTACTGAAGTATTCAATAATAAATAAATGTTACACGATACTTATAAAATTATATGGCAAAAATGGCATGATCCTTTTGGTAGCGATTTAGAAGAAACCAAAGAAATAGATTATGATAATGAAATAGATGAATTACCACATTCTCAACTTACTAATAGTGATGACGAAGAGCAAATTCTTAGTAAGCCAAAAGCTATTAAAGTCATTGCTTCTCCTATGGGATTAATACCATATAATGAACATACAGCTAGTTCTAAAATTTTTAATTTTTGGTTAGGACACTGTAATTTTGATATCACTAATGCAGTAACTAAGATTATTGAATCTACTGATGGCGTAGAAATCTTAGATATTTTTACAAGATATAGATTCAGGGTAGCAATTGGTAAATGTTTTGGAGATAGCGAAACGATGAATAGAATACAAAATAATATATACAGGTATCTAGATGACCAAAAACGCAACACAGACTTCAACAACACTATTTGATATTCATAACTATAGTATAGATACAGAAAATAGAGAAATTTATTTACATTCGTATTTTACAGATGGCGATGATGAAACTGGCGTAGATTATAAAAGTGCTGTAATTTTTCAAAAAAATTTACGCTTCTTAAACCTTGTATCACTTGATCCTATTCTTGTACACATGCACTTACCCGGTGGCGATTGGCAAGATTGTTTAGGTATTTATGATCATATTAGAGCTAGCAAAAGTAAAGTTTGTATAGTAGCCTACGCAAAAGTAGAATCTAGTAGTAGTGTTTTATTACAGGCTGCTGATTTAAGAATATTAAGTCCTAACACTAATTTTTTAATTCATTATGGTTCTTTGAGCATAGACAACGAACACAAGGCCGCATTAAGTATGGTACAATGGAGCGAAAAAGAAAGCGAAAAGATGATAGATATCTTTACTGAAAGGTGTATTAATAGTAAGATATGTAAAGATAAAAATTGGAAAAAAATGATGGTCAAAAAACATATCGTCACCCAATTAGCCACCAAAAGAGATTGGATACTAACGGCAGAAGAAGCGGTCGATTATGGTTTTGCCGATGGTATTCTTGGCAGTAAAAAATTTCCAAATATAGACTATATTAAAAACTATATGAAAAAATTATAATGTACATAGATTATAAGATCACAGATCCAGATACTAATGAAGCAGAAGTTAAAGATATAGTTAAAGAAATTTCTAATTTTAAATTAGTTAATAGTATTACAGCTCCATACTATCTAATTAAAATCATCAAAACTAATTTACAAACTAAAGATATAGCATTATCTTGTGCTATTGATTATCCACTCGGTATTTCAGATTCTAAAACCAGACTTACTGCCATAGATTCGGCTATTAAACTGGGCGTTGATATGGTAGATATTGTTATGCCACAAAACTTAGCCTCTAATCGTAAATATGATAAAATTAGAGAAGATGTTAAACAAACACTAGATATATGCACTGCTAATAAAATAGAACCAAGATATATTTTAGAATATAGAGTATTTGATCATCACTGTCTTAAAAAAATTTGTGAAATTTTAGATACTTTTGGTATTAAAAAAGTTTTTCCATCTACGGGATATTTTATAGATAATTTGGCCGATAATCTTATAGCATCAGCTTTTTTACATCAAAACTCTAAAGACTTACAGATCATTTGTAGTGCTAATATATGGAATCCTAAACAATTTGATACTGTAAATAAAGCTAATATTTTTGGTCTCAGAATTAGTTATATAGATATACTAAGAAATTTTTTAACTTATAATTTATCATAATTTGGTGTAATACCTAATAGACCAAATCCTTTATTTTATGGAGTTTAATATGGCCACAGTTCAAGTTGACGGTAGTTCTGCTGTAACAACACAAAGCACACGCAATAACGGTGGCGCTATGATCCAATCAGGTTCAAATGCTGCTGGCATTGTTGATAAAGTTAATCTAGGTTCACATTATGGTTTAGGAGCTTTTGCTTCAACACCAGTTGATGGAACTGACACCAATGAAGCAAATAGTGCTGGTACTTATGCTTATAATAATACTCGTCCAGTTGCTAAAAGATCCACAACAACACTATCAGGAGTTAGCAACACTGCTCTTCAAAGCGGTGCCGCTCAACCCGGTCTTCGTAGAAAAGTAAATAAGACTGAAGGAGCTACTACTCTATTACAAACAACAGCCGTAAGAGAAGGCAAGTTTGATATTTATAGTGGTAAGTTCATCAACAACCAAACTGGAGCTGAAGTTAAACCAACAGTTCAAAGCGACAGTTTTGGTCAAGATGATGCTGCTACCCCAACAGCAGAAGTTCCTGGCGAATTAACTTACTTAGTTGGCAAAACCCCAGTTAATGATAACTATAAGGCCAAAACCAACTATTAATTTAATTATATTTGAAAGTGATCAAATAGAGCCAATGATGCTTTTGGGTATCGTTGGCTCTTTTTATTAATAACTATAATAATAGAAAGCGCAACATATGAGCGATACCATCATTCATTTTTGGGAAAATATTGCCACAACCAGTATTGGTATTATAGTAACTATGTTGGGTTTTTGGGTTGCTGTTGGTAAAAATATGGTCACTAGAGCAGAAGTGGTGGAGATTATAAAGAACGAAAGTCCTTATAATCAAGATCGTCAATTTATTATGGAAAGATTAGCCACAAATAAAGAAACGCAGGCCGCTTTTGCTTCTGCACTACAAAGAAACACAGAAGTCATGAATGAGCTTAAAGTTCAAATAGCCACTCTTGGTAAAACACTAGAAGCACTAGAGGATAGAATAGAAAGAAACTAATATGGCCGCTAAACAATATGATTTTAGTATAGAACAAGGTTCGTCTTTTAGACTATCATTAACCTATAAAGATGAAAATAAAAATATTATTGATTTAACCGGATATTGCGCTAGATTAATATTAAAAGTTGGTGGTAGTGAATATAAAACATTTACCACCTTAAATGCTGATTATAGTGAGTATAAGTTTGTTATAGATGAAGCACAAGGAACACTAACTCTTTTAATACCAGCAAGTGCTACCAATGGTTATACTTTTACTAGTGCTAAATATGATCTAGAATTACAAAGCCCACAAGATCTATATGCTGGTGGAGGAAAGTATACTATACGAGTTTTATATGGAACCATATCTATTATTAAACGATTTAGCCAATCAACAACATTATTAGACTGTACAGTATGAGTTGTTTTGATGTTAAAATTTTAGATCCAAATATTAACACCATAGAAATTGAAACTTGTATTGGTGATCAGCCTTCGTCTATAGATATAGTGACATATGACAATATATCAACAGTAGAAATTAATCATTGTGTTACATTATTACCTTCTGAGTTAAGCGATTTAATTACTGTCAAAGATATATTGTCGGGAAGTGGAATTCTAGTTGAAAGTAGCAGTGGTATATATACTATTACCCTATCTAATCCTACTATTGCTGCTACTGGCATAGTAGACCTATTAGAAGCTGTACAAGATATTATCGGTAATAGTGGCCTATTAGATGGTAATTATATTACTATTAACTATAATGATAGCACAGGATACACCACTATTTCTGCTACTGGATTGCAGCCAAGTGGTAATTATAGCCTAGTTGGACATAACCATATATCATCTGATATTACAAATTTCAACAGTAGCGTTAGTGGACTACTACCTGTTAAAAATATCAGTGCTGGTAGTGGTATTGGTATAGTATCTTCTTCTGGTGATTTTACAGTTAGTGTAACTGGTACTTTTGGTTTAACTAGTGAGCAGGTTGACGATAGAGTTAGCAGTTTATTAGTGGCTGGAAATTATATTGATTTGGACTATAATGATAGTTTAGATTCGCTCACAATTTCTGTAACGGGATTACAACCTAGCGGCGAGTATGCCAATAGTGTCCACAGTCATGGTAATATTACTAGTTCTGGCACTATAGGTTCAATTAGTGGGAATATATTAGTTACTACATCCAACGGACTCATAGTACCTGTTGCACAAATAGATGGGTCTCAAATATTAATTACTAGTGATAATAATACATCAACATTAATAAATACAGCTGCAGATTTTTTGTTTCAATTAAATGATGATATTGTAGACGCACAAGAAACTTTAGAACTATGGTATAACTTTATAAGTTTTGTCAACTATCCTCCGAAGATATGGGAACCTAATACTTCTTATGTTAGATCAGCTACTATAGTTGACTTTGTTATATATGATGGAAAAGTATACGCTACTAGTGAAACACATAATTCTGGCGCGATATTTGATTCTTCAAAGTATGTATTAATTGGACCATGGATAAACCATATCCACGGTAATATTAGCTCAAGCGGAACTATTGGATCTGCTAGTGGATTATTGGTAACAACAGGAGAAAATGGAATATTAATCACAAGTTCTGAAATAAGTTCTAATTATATTTCAGACTTCGATTCCGCCGTAAGTGGATTATTGCCGAACTCATATGATGCTGCTGTTCCTTGGACAACTAACCACACTTTAGTTGATGGAACCAGATATTTAGTCAATGATTTAGTATATGAAAGTGGCAGATTGTATAAAGCTAATTATGACAATGAAAGCATTCCAGTTACTAATACTTTGTATTGGACAGATGTTGGTCCTGGTTATAGGCTCAACATAGACGGCAGAGATATACCAAATATACCATATCCAACAATATCAAATAGCGCCAATAATAGAATATTAACTAGTACAGATTCAAGCACTGAAATTAATGCTGAAAGCAATTTAATATTTGATGGTTATACTCTAAATGTTATAAAGCCAATAGCAGCAACTTCTGGAGGATTTATAAATGCTCAAGGATCTATAAGTATATGGGATGGTAATATAAACAATCCATTATTAAATATATTCAATGAATCAAGTATGAGTGTTGAGCTGAATGGTAGTGGATTATTATTTGCAGACACTACTCAATTTCAAGTATATTCTCCATTATTTGTAAATGATATTGCCGTTAGTATGAGCGGCCATACTCATACATCATCAGATATTACTAATTTTAATAGTTCAGTGAGTGGTTTACTACCGGTTAAAAACATTAGTGCTGGTAGTGGAATAGGAGTGTCAAATAGTAGTGGTGACTATACAGTGAGTGTGACAGGAACTTTTGGATTAACGAGCGAAGAAGTTGATGATAGAATTAGTAATTTATTGGTTGCTGGGAATTATATTAATTTAAACTACAACGACCTAGCAAACACACTAACCATATCAACTACTGGTTTACAACCTAGTGGTAATTATGCTAATAGTGTCCACAGTCATGGTAATATTAGTAGTAGTGGTACTATAGGCTCAATTAGTGGGAATATATTAGTTACTACTAATAATGGATTGATAACAACAACTAATGAAATTTCTGGAAATAATATTAGACTTAGGTATTTGGGACAACCTGATGCCACCATAGAGGACGCGGCCGCCTTGTTTTTAATCCAGATTCAAGACGATGGTATTAATAATGCGATTGCTGATCAAGGAGGCATTCTATCATCTACTGTTACAGACTTTAATTTATCTGTCAGTGGACTAATACCAGTTAAAAATATATTAGCTGGCAGTGGCATAGGAATATCAAATAGTAGCGGTAATTTTACAGTTAGCGTAACTGGCACTTTTGGTCTTACTAGTGAAGAAGTTGACGATAGAGTTAGTAATTTACTAGTGGCTGGAAGCTATATTAATTTAAACTATAATGATCTAGCAAATACTTTAACAGTATCAACTACTGGTTTACAACCTAGTGGCAATTATAGTCTGGTTGGTCATAATCATGTTTATACTGATATTACAAACTGGGCTAGCGGAGTATATAGCGTTGTATCAACATTATTAGTAGCTGGCACGGGTATATCTCTTGTAGAAGACACATTAAATGATACATTAACAATAGCTACTACTGGAGTGAGTTACTCTGGACATACTCATATTCTAAATGAAATTAGCAATATCAGTGGTAATAGAGGAGATATTAGTGTTAGTAATAGCGGTACAACTTGGTTATTAAATAATAATGTTATAAATACACAACATCTTAATAGTGAAATTATTATAGACTGTGGTTTATTATCAGCACCCATAACAGATCCTTATTTTTCTCAAGTAAATTTATTAACTCATTTTAATGATAGTAATAATAGTATAAATTTTATAGATAGTAGTTCTTTTAATAGAAATTTAATTAGAACAGGATCTAATGCGGTCATTTCTACTTCACAATCTAAGTTTGGTGGATCTTCCCTTTATCTTGGATCTACAATCGGTGATCATTATTTAACATCAGATAATATAACAGTAGGTATACAGGACTATGTTATAGAAGGATGGTTTTATTTTAATCTATTAACAGGATTAAATAGAGCTTTATTTGGATGGAGCACAGATAATCTATATATTAGTTCTCTTAGTGATAAATTAGTCCTAACAGTAGGAGAAGCCGATAATACTTCTGGATTAACTACTCTTTTAGCTAATACTTGGCATCATATAGCTTTGGTAAGAAGATATAATACTGATATTACTATTTATTGTGATGGTATAGCAACTTTAACAGTAACTTCTAATCTATGGGGCCGCAATAATAATATGGGTTCAGTTCCTGTGATTATTGGAGGAGGCTCTACTTGGTATAAAGATAAAAACTTTTATATAGATGATTTTAGAGTTACTGTTGGCCAAGCAAGATATACTGGTAATTTTATTATTCCAACAACACAATTTGAGGATAGTTAATAATGCCAACCATTTATAATAAAAGAGGAACATCACAAGATTTATCTTCTATCAATCCAATCTTGGGTTCTGGAGAACTATGCCTAGAAATTGATACCAATAGAATTAAATTTGGCAATGGAATTAATTCATGGAATGAGTTGAATTATGCGATTATTAGTAATAGCGGTACTATAATAAATTATCCCACTATTAGTGGAGCTATAATTGTCAATTCTTCTGGGAATTTTAATAATCTCAATGTTAATGGAACTGGCGTGAGTATTAGTGGACATAACCATACTGGAAACGATATCTTAATAGAAGAAGACGATTCAAATAATACGACGCTATCAAAAGCCTCAACAGCTGCAAAATTTTTGGCTCAACTAAATATTAATAGTCTGGTTGAAGCAATAGATGCTACAGAAAGCCAGATTAAAATATACCAAATAGAAGATTTTAATAGTAGTGTTAGTGGACTAATACCAGTTAAAGATATATTAGCTGGTAGCGGTATTTCTGTATCATCATCTAGTGGTGCTTATACTATTAGCGCTAATATTAGTGGTGTAATTTTAGAAGCTATTCAAGATAACTTGGGTAGTGGATTTTTGGTCGCTGGTACTGGAGTTAAATTAACATATGATGATCCAGCTAATACTCTAAGATTGGATAATCTTCACACCGAAATAAATGAACTTAGTTTAGAGCCACAGGGATTTGTAAATAGACTTGATAGTGTTATTAGTTTTAATGACTCGACAAGAACATTTACTATCGCCCCTAGTGGAAGTAGCTATGACGTTTATATCGAGGGAGTTAAAGTTACTAAAACAACCAGTGAAAGCATAGTTATTCCAACTGGAACAGCACTTAACTATTTACATTTTAATACTGATACTGGATTATTAGATAATAAAACAACAGGATTTAATTTTGATACTGATGTGCCGATAGCTTTTATTCATTGGAATAGTGATATTAACCAAAGCACATTCTTTGGTGAAGAACGTCATGGTATACGAATGGATAGTACGACCCACAAGTGGATCCACAACACTTTTGGTATGCAATATATTAATGGATTAAGTATTGGTGGATATACTTTATTTGGTGACGGTAGTTCAAATAGTCATGCTCAAATTGATATTAGTGATGGTACTCTCTATCAAGAAGATATTGTTATTAATATTGCTGATGGAAATAATGGAGTTGAATTTACTCAACAATTAAGTCCAATAGCCTACATTCCTGTTTATTACCATCTTGGAACTACTGGACAATGGGTAAGAAACGTTTCAACACCATATCCTTTAAAATACAACGGTACTAGAGCATTGTATAATTTATACTATGGTGGAACATGGACAACTCCTAATGTTCCTAATAACAGATACTTTGCTATGTGGATTGTGGCTACTAATGATATAAATGATCCTATCTTAGCAATTATGGGTCAACGAGAAGATAGTAGCTTAGGTTCTGCTGAAAATAATAATATTTGGAGTGATATTAATCTTACTAATATTCCTACTAATGAAATACGGCCACTATATAGATTAATCTTTGTTACTAATGATACATTCGCTAATACTCCTAAGAGTAGTTTACAAAGCATATTAGACTTACGCAAAAGTATTATTACAAGCACCTATGGTATCAGTCAGAATGATCATGGTAATTTATTCGGATTGGGCGACGATGATCACTATCAGTATGTACATATTAACGAAGCTCGTACAATAAGCGCTAATCATACTTTTACCAATGGATTAACTATAAATAGTGGCTTATTAAGTGCTACTAGTGGAAGCTTTAGTAATATTAATGTTTCTGGTATCTTTGAGCTGACTAATACCAATTCAACAGTATGTCCATTTGTATTAAATATTCCTAATCAAAATGATGATGTTGGAGCGTTTAAAATTGTTGGTAGTGATCCTGATATGTTTTTAGATTCTACTGCTCCTGGTAGCGGATATCCATCAAGTATAACCCACTTACAAAACGGACAACTAAGAGTCGCAGCAGGCTACAGTCCTTGGACTGATAGTTATTTTATAAGCAGATTTGATGGTGTTACTTGGCACGATGATACATTCAATATATCACGAGCAAATGGTAATATTGGTATAGGAATAGCATATCCTAATTATACATTAGATGTAGTCGGCTCTGGTAATTTTAGCGATAATTTATTAGTAAATCAAATACCAGTAAGTTTAGAAAAATCAATCACATTACATTCTACAAATAGTGATGTTTCGGCAACGGGAACCTTATCCAGAGAATATATATACATATTTAATACTATATCTGAAAACTATGCTCTAATCTTACCAACAGCAATTGATAATAAGGGTACATTTACATTAAAAAATAATACTAATGGAACTATATATATGCAAACAGTATTAGGACAAACTATTGATGGATATTCTGATATTGGCCTAAATAAAAAATATATGAGTATCACAGTAGTTAGTGATGGATCCAATTGGATTATTGTGTAAAAGTGTATATTATACTATATAACCTAGGAGTAGTGAAGAAATGACATATTTTCCCCAAAATTCAAATGGCCAAAGTACAAACGAAAATAGCGCCCCAGTTACTATTAGTAGTGATCAATTAGCTGACAATACCCTTGCAACCGATGAATCTCTTATTATATTAAGACGTATTGCAAAATTACTAGAAAGTAATGCAACGGTTACGACCGGACAAAGACAGTTAGTAGTTGTTGATTCTATTACAGCTGGTACAATCACTACCGTTAGTAATATTACAACTCTAGCAAGTATGGATCATCGACAATTTATTGATATGTCGCGCACAGCATTTGCTAACTGTATACGAAATAATCTTAATTTTTCATAATAATATAGGAATTATAAACTATGGCTCTTACCAACACCTTAAAAAACCAAGTCGATTTACCAGTATGGGAATGGCTTAGATTTGCCCCTGCCGTTGCATCAGCAAGCACATGTTCTTGCTCATCAGATAATAGTTTATATCATCCTAATCATGGTAGATATATCTATTATATGCTTGACGCCACTAACGGTTTTTGGAGATATGATACAGTTACTGATATGTATCAAAGATTAGCAAATCCTGTTGCTACAATAGGTGTTGGTAGTTCAATGAGATTTGCTGGTGCTATTGGTTATTATGGTAGAGTTATTTCAGCCAGTTCAAATACAATTACTACATCAACCCATACTGGTGAATGCTTAAAGGGTTTCGATATTAAGATCATCGGTGGAACAGGTATGGGGCAACAACGTACTATTACTGGCGTAGGTGAACCAGTAGCGGCAGATAGCGGTATAGCAACGGCTGTAACCTCGACTACATCTTTACTTAGAATAACAGATTCCACAAAAAATTGGACAGTGAATCAGTGGGTCGGTTATCAAGTTAGAATAACATTTAATACTGGTGTTAGTCAAATTCGTAAAATTCTTTACAATGATGCTACATCTATAACATTTGGAGATATCAATCAGTTAGCACAAAATACTATAGACGCTATGGCACCAATGGCTACATCAATAGTAGCAACGGCAGGATCACAAGCGGTTTATTCTATTGAATCTGGTACTATTACAGTTGATACAAACTGGGCAGTTCAACCAGATGCAACATCAAGATTTGTAGTTCAGTCTGGTGGCGTATTTCATTTTACTAATTTTGCCATATCATATTACGATATTGTTACAGATACTTGGTATTATAGAAGTACAATTAGTAACATATTGAGCGGAACAACACCAACCGATCTAACACTAGAAAGACAAACAGAAAACAGTACCGTGTGGGATAAGGGTACTGCTACTGGAGGAACAACAACATCACTTGTTGATAGCACAAAACAGTGGACAACAGACGAATTTGTTGGTTATTATGTAAGAATTTTCAGCGGCACTGGAGAAGGACAACTACGACCAATTACTGGTAACACTAGCAATACTCTTTCTTGGTCTAGTGCTGGAACAGCACCAACAACTTCATCAAAATATATGATTGAAGGATTTGAGTCTGGAACTTCTTCTAGCGGAACTGCTACAACACTAACAGATAGTAGCAAAGCATGGACAACTAATAGATGGGCTAATTATTATTTAGTGATTACTGGCGGTACTGGTATCGGTCAAGGTAGATCTATTGTTAGTAATACAGACACAGCTATTACAGTAACACCACCATTTGATACTAATCCAGACAGTACATCAACATATCGCATACAAGGAGATAATGATAAATTATTCTTTTTAGCAGCAGCGCAAACTCCACTATTTTGTTATAATATTGAAAACGATATGATGTCTTTAAATAAAAGATATGATGGTGGCAGTTGTCGCATAGGCGCAGCAAGATATTCGGATCATCCGGCATTAGCAATAGCAACAACTACACGATCTGGCACTACAGCAACCGTAACAACCGCCCAAAATCATAATTTTAAAACTGGCATGACAATAGTTCATACTGGAGCTACTGGTGTTGATGCTTCATTATATAATATATCAGCTTCTATTACTGTAACTGGGGCGACTACATATACTTATACAATGAGTGGTACACCAAGTGCTAATGCAGTATTTACTGCTAATAGTACAACAGTATTGGTAGATTCAACCAAAAACTGGACTACAAATCAGTGGGCTGGATATGTTGTATATATGAATACAAATCAAGCAATATCCGCTACTGGTCAAATATTTAGAATAGCTTCTAATACAAGTAATACGCTAACCATAGTAGCAACTGGAACAGCTCCAACTAATGGTGTAACTAGATATGTAATCTGTAAAGATGGAACTTTTGGCGATTTAGATAGAGGTATAGCAACAGGAAGTCAATCAACATCAACTTTACAAGATACATCAAAAAGCTGGGTAACTAATATTTATGCTGGACGTAGAGTAAAGCTTGTTGGTGGAACCGGAGTTTCTCAGGAAGCAATTATTGCATCTAACACAAGTAATACTCTTACATTTACAGCAGTAGTTACAACAGCTCCAGTAACTGCAAATACATCATATTCTATTATGGCACAAGGCATAAGGGGTGCTGGAATAGAACTAAATTGGATTTATAATAATGATAATGCAAATACTAAAGGTAGATATATGATTGCCGCTAGAGGTGGTGCTGTTGCTGGGTTTGACCGATATGATATAGCATCAGACTCATGGAATATGCTTGCTACTGTGCCTTTTATAGAAACTTTGGGTATTGGCAGTATGTATGCTTATGATGGAGGCAATAGGTTATATTTTACAAAAGAAGCAACTTTACGTATGTATTATCTTGATATTGATACATTAACTATACATGGGGCTGGTAACGTTCCCTATATCGCCGGTACTGGTACAATAGTTATTGGTAATAGAATGGAAATCTTTGAAACAGAAGATCACCTTAAGTTTTTATGGCTAACACGACACAACAGCTTTGAAGGATTTAGAATATTATTATTCTTCTAAAATTATGTCATTAATAGAAGCTTTAAATATTGTTATAGAATTAGCTATAAAATCTAACCAGGATAGTATTGGAGTACCTAAACAAAGAGAAGAAGAAGCTATAGAATTAATTAAAAAAATAATTTTAGATTTAGACCCACAAATATTAAACCTAAATCAATAAATAGTTTCAAATTATCTTCTGGTGTAATGATAGTATATACTCTAACACAAGGGCAAAATTATGGCTAATGATATAAACAAAGCAATTTCTGGTAATGATATCAAAAACGGATCATGTGTCGTAGGATGTCGAGTGACCGGCTTTACTAGTAACGATGTTTTAAATACTAGTGTTAAAAATAGTCCAACTATTAGTGATATAGAAGCTAAATATGATAATAGATTTGATGATCCATCATATTACTATGGTATTGGTAATGAAACAGTAGTAGGAGGCTAAACATGCCCATTCAACGTATAAATGAATTTCCAGAAGGTAGCGGCTCACTAACTAATGATGATATTTTTCTATTTATGGACGATCCTTCTGGTAGTGCAATTACCAAAAAGATTAGTCTGGATGAAATTGTTGATGCTATTCCTAGCTCACAGCCATTTGAGCCTACCATTTTAATTAATGATGATAATAGCGTTAGTGGTTATGTTTTAACTACAATTGATCCCTCTCAATTCGCTGCTTCTACTGCAATAGGATTGCGTATTGGAGATAGCGTAACAAGCATAGGATCTGCTGCTTTCGCTTATTGCTATGGTTTGACTGGTAGTCTCATTATACCAAACAGCGTAACAAGCATAGGAAACTATGCGTTCAGCAATTGCAATGGTTTTAGTGGTAGTCTTACTATAGGAAACAGCGTAACAAGCATAGGAAATTATGCATTCGACAATTGCTATGGTTTTACCGGCAATCTTACTATAGGAAACAGCGTAACAAGCATAGGAAATGCTTCCTTCTACAATTGTGGTTTTACTGGAGATTTAACCATACCAAACAGTGTAACAAACATAGAAATGTATGCGTTTGCCTATTGCTCTGGTTTTACTGGCAGTCTCACTATAGGAAACGGCGTAACAAGCATAGGAGATTATGCGTTCAGAGATTGTCCTGGTTTTACTGGGGGTCTTACCATAGGAAACGGCGTAACAAACATAGGAAGCGGTGCGTTCAGAGATTGCTCTGGTTTTACTGGGGGTCTTACCATAGGAAACGGCGTAACAAACATAGGAAGCGGTGCGTTCAGAGATTGCTCTGGTTTTACCGGCAGTCTCACAATACCAAATAGCGTAACAAGCATAGGAAATTATGCGTTCTATAGTTGTTCTAACTTTAATGGCAATCTTACTATAGGAAACAGCGTAACAACTATAGGAAATTTTGCGTTCAGCGGTTGCAATGGTTTTAGTGGTAGTCTTACTATAGGAAACGGCGTAACAACTATAGGAGACAATGCGTTCAGCGGTTGCAATGGTTTTAGTAGTCTCACTATAGGAAATGGCGTCTCAAGCATAGGAAATTATGCATTCGACAATTGCTATGGTTTTACCGGCAATCTTACCATACCAAACAGCGTAACAAGTATAGGAAATTATGCGTTCTACAATTGTGGTTTTACTGGAAATCTCACTATAGGGAATAGCGTAACAACTATAGCAACTGGTGCGTTCTACAATTGCTCTGGTTTTTCTGGAAGTCTCACTATTCCAAATAGCGTAACAACTATGGCAAGTAATGCGTTCAACAATTGCTCTGGCTTAACTAATATAAACTCATATGTTGAACGTAGTATTTTAGATGTGTTGGTTTTTGTAGGATGTAATATCACAACTCTTCACGCCAGAACTACTGATAACACTTGGACAGCTGGATCTGACACCATTGGTGGAATAACAGTAACAGTAATTAAAGACCTATAAATAATAAAGGACAATTATGAAAACTATTCATTTTCTTAGCGGACTTCCATTTTCATGTTCAACCCTACTTGTGAATTTGTTATCTCAGAATCCACGGGTACACGGAACCCAAACTTCCATGTTACATGAAATTGGATATATTGCTAGACAAATTTTTCAAACAGAAGAAGCAAAATGCTTTATAAATCCACAGGACGCAGCCACTCAATATTATGATTATGTTCGTGGTGGTTGTTCTAATGCTTTTAATTCGTTTACTGATCGTCCAATTGTAGTTGATAAGTGTCGTTCTTGGGTTGGACACTTAGATCAAACATTCCAAGTATGGCCCAACGCAAAGGTAATAGTGCCTGTGCGCGATATTCGTGGTATTTTAGCTTCTATGGAGCGTAGGCGTCGTGAAAATCCTGCACCTATGAGTGGTGTCGAATCTAAATATAAAACAGCGTGGCCCACTATAGAAGGTAGAGTTCAAGCATGGTTAGAAGAACCTCCTATCGGAATTGCTATACGCAGAATTTATGATGCAGCACAAAGATTTGGTGACCGGTTATTATTTGTTCATGCCGAGGATCTTTGTAAATCACCAATAGAAACTATGGATAAAATATGGAAATATTTAGGTGAAGAATTTAATGGACACGATTTTAATAATGTTGAACAATATACAAAAGAAATTGAAATTGGGTGGCCTTATGGTGAACATACTGTTCGTCCAGAAGTTAAGCCATTAAAACCATATTGGAATGAAATGTTAGGGCATAAATTATCTGAAACTATTAACCAAAAATTCGAATGGGTGAATAAACTATGAAATATTTAATTTTAGGTCCACGTAATAATATTATGCGTATTCTTGATGAAGCAAATCCTCGCACTACAGAAATTAGTGATGAGCTTGCTGCTAAAGCAGCGGAAATGATTGCTTCAAAACGTCAAGCTATTTTATTTGATGGAGACATAACTAATCCTATGCTCGAAAATGAGAAGGGTTTTCGTTTTCGCTGGAACGATGAAACCCAATCGTGGAATCGTACACCAATAGTATATCCTGTACCAAAACAAGTATCAGCACGTCAAATTAGACTATGGTTGGTTGCTCATGGTATCAGTATGGAGATGGTAGATGCTGCTATTAATAGTATTGCAGATGTAAGTGTTAGAGATGCTGTTCGTGTAGAATGGGAATATGCTCCGTATATTGAGCGTACACACGCTTGGCTTGTACCAATGGCCGCAGCTCTTGGCTTTACTGAAGCTCAAATAGATCAAGCATTTCGTGAAGCAATAGACCTTTAATTGTGGTATATGAATTTACAGCCTTTTTGGTGGGATAGAAATATTGATAAAGATGCCAAATTAAATTATGGTGTATAAAATCATATTATCTTAAATTATAAAGGGTAATATAATGATTAAACCTGGATATAAAACCAGTGAGTTCTGGTTTACATTGGTAAGTTTTTTATTTAGTGGATTATACCTATTGGGTATTTTAAATGATCATTCTCAAAAAGAAGATCTTATAGCAGAAACTAGCAGAGGTTTAGAAGCTCTAATATTAATTATTGGTCAATTAACAGTATTATTTCGATATGTTAAGGGTCGTAACGAAATTAAGAAAATTTGGTGGAGCAATCAAAACGAATCTAATAAGATAATAGAACAACCAGAGGTAAAAAAAGATGTCAAGCAAAGAACTAATAAGAGCAGAAGTAGAAAAACTAATAGCCAGCACAAAAGAAAGAGTAAATGAAGTTAAGCGTTTTGCTCTAGGTGAAGCGTGGAAACTATTACAATTAACCACAGCTAGTGTTGTACAAATTATAGAAGCTATTGGTAATGATCTAAGTAATCCTGATAAAAAAGCTTTAGCAATGGATCTTTTAAATAGTTTTTATGATAAAATATTTTTAGTGGTGGACGTTCCCTTTGTTCCTAATCTTGTTGAGCCTATTATACATAGGTACATCAAAAATATACTCATGATAATGGTGAGCGCAACTATTGATGCTACTGTTACGATTTTTAGAAATACGGGCGTTTTTATTAAAAGAGAGGCTGGACTATGAATTATACAGAAACCTTTGAAGAGTTTGCTAGTAAGGTTGGACCAATGGATTTGGCCCTATATGCTGGCTTTGGTTTAATGCTATGGGTATTATTTAAGGAGAAGTTAAGTCCTGTTCAAACATTTTTAGGCGGATTAGTAGAAAAATTTAAGAATGTATCTCCATTAAAGCCAGTAACTCCTGTGGCGGTTGTTGTTCCAGCGGTCAAACCAGTAGTTACAACCAAAGAAGATATCTTTTTTAAGTTAGTCGTTAGTTGGAAACAAACACGAGACTTAGCATCTGAATGCGGCTGCGATAAAGCGGTTGAAGTTGCTGATCAAATGTTTCCATACTTAAGTCCTGTGGTTTGTGGAGATAAGGAGACAACATGAATACTAAAACATTATTATTAGCATTAGCCGGTCTATTAATAGTAGTTGGCCTGTTTAAACCAGATTTTGGATCATTAGTTAATCGTCCAAAGCCAGTTGTTGTTGAAGTTGAAGAACTATCAGCGCCAGTTAGAGAAGGACTAAAAACTAAGGCCGATGAAGTAGTTAAAATTTTAAAAGATAGTGATACTGATCGTAAGACTGATGGTCAAAGATTGGCTAGTTTATATGTAGATTTAGCAACTCTTGTAGCCTTAGATGGTGATGATGAAGTTATTAAAAACACAGAAGAAATCAGACAATCTAATAGACTAGCAGGCACTATGCTAAAATTGGATATGAAAAATAAATATCCTAAATTAGCAGAAGCTTGCAAGGCTGTTATAGTTGAAGCTATTGGTGACGATAGTGTTGCATTAAATAAAGAATCACGAGTTCAGGCAGCAGAAGGTTTTAAAGCATTAGCGTGGGCTTGTCAACAAGGAGCAAAATAAAATGAAAATTTGTAATAAATGTCAAATATCACAAAATATAGACAATTATTATAAAGATAAAAGCAGACCGGACGGATACGAATATATTTGTAAAACATGCGCAAAAACTAAAAAAGAAATTTATAAAAATAATCATTATGAAGAATTAAGAAAAAAATCATTAGAATATTCTAGGCGTCCAGAAATTAAACTTAAAACCAGAGCAAGAAAAAAAGATAGACTAAAAATAGATACTAATTATAGAATGTCTGAAAATATTAGAAGAAGAATTAATTCTGCTTTTAAGGGGCATAATAAATCAAAATCTACTATATCAATACTAGGCTGTTCTGTTGAATATTTAAAATATCATCTATCAACAAAATTTCAACAAGGTATGAATTGGGAAAATTACGGTATTAATGGTTGGCATATTGATCATATAATACCACTATCATCAGCAAAAACAACTAAAGATATAGAAGCATTATGTCACTATAGTAATTTGCAGCCGCTATGGGCTATTGATAATCTACAAAAGAGTAATAAAATAGAGGTATAATAATGGCAAAATTAACATCTCAAGCACTATATGAAAAATATAAAAACGGATTTAGCGGTTGTATATATGAGCCACACGTATATGACTTATTTATGGAAAATGCTAAATATGCATATTTCGGAGATGGTGCAAAAAAAATTAAAAATAGTGGTAAGGGGTTATTAAGTAGGCCATACTTATCTTATTTAAAATTCGATAAAGGAGCTTTTACAGAACGTCAAACTCTAGGCGACTGCACAAGTCACTCTACTAGAAATGCTTGTGATATTAGTAGAGCTGTAGAAATAGATATATTAGGAGAAAAAGAAAGCTGGATAGCACGAGGTGCTACCGAAGCAATTTATGGAGCTAGGGGGCATGGAGGAGAAGGTTCTAGTTGCGCCAGAACAGTAGATTTTGTTACTAAGGTTGGTGGAATTATAGCAAGAAAAGATTATCCTGGTATTGCTGATTTTAGTAAATATAACGGCAGTATGGGTGGTAAGTGGGGCTCTAGAGGATTACCGGATAAGGTCTTAGACCTTGCCAATAATCATCAAATGAAAACAGCTAGTCAAATTAGGTCTATTGAAGAAGCTAGGGATGCGCTAGCTAATGGTTATGGTGTAACGGTATGTAGTAATCAAGGCTTTAATAGTGTAAGAGATAAAAAGGGATTTGCTAAACCACAAGGAGTATGGTATCACGCTATGGTTTGGGGTGCGTGTGACGATAGCGGTACAGATATGAGTTTTTTGGTTTGCAACAGTTGGGGAAATTGGAACTCTGGAGGTCATCCAGAGTGGGGACAACTTCCTAATGGTTCATTTTTAATTCACAGCGACGTAGCAGAAGGCATGATTAAACAAAATGGAGCGTTCGCCATCAGTAGTTTTGACGGATTTCCTGTACAAAAATTACCAGATTATGGGTTTGATTACTTATAAGGTGTATTATGAGAATAATAGATAAAATAGCATTACAACGATTAATTGGCATGTTATTAACTTTTATATTAGCAGTATTAAAGTTAATAGTACCACAAAATACAGAAGTTAATGATGATATTGATAATCCTAAACCAAAAAGAAAGAGAATTTTCCCAAGGGTAAAAAAATGAATAAGGTATTAGGTTTATTGCTTGTGGCCACAGTTCTCTTTGGATCATCTCCATACAAAGGATCCACTACGGCCGCTGTGGTATTATCTGGTGGTATTATAAAGTCCACACATATTGAAATGCCAGATAAAAAATATGAAAGAAAAAATTGTCCAGTATGTAAGGGTACTGGTAAATATCTAAGTGGTGACGGTATTAAAATGGTTGATTGTGGATATTGCGAACCAGAAAAAAAAGACGCTCAGATACAACCAAATAGTCAACCCAAAACAGTTATTCAACATCCACCAATTCAATTACAAAGCATTCCACAATGCAATGGCCCAAACTGCAAATTCAAAATTCAACAATATAATCAATAATGCACACTATTAATTTAGATCACTATATTTTACAGTTATATGTTAATGATTCGTTTGACTTAAACCTTTTGGCTAATGAATCATTTATTAATCAATTAAATGGTCAACAATATCCTAGAGGTATCGTAGAACAACTGGAGGCTGTTGGAAATTTAACCAGAATACAAATTTATGATACTACTAATAATTTAATTTTATCTAGTGAATACGCAGTAGAATAAAGGTCATATATTATGAATAATGATAAAAAACTAGAAGCTATAGCAACAAAAGTTTTAAATACAGCCAATATTGATCCTAATCAAAAATTTGGTAGTGTTATAGCTATTCTAATGATGATTAGTATTATTTTAACTTTAGTTAGAGTTCTTCAAGAGTGTAATAAAAATAAACTATCCAACGAGTGTACCGCTCAAGACAAATACTCTTTATATGGTTCAGAAATTAAAGAATACAGTTTGCGTCGTGGATGGTTTACCAAAATGAGAATTAAGAAACTATTACGCCAACAACTAACAAAAGAAGATTATAATCAATATAGTTTTCAATTATTAAATGCAATATTAGATAATGGATCAAATATAACAAACGATGAAATAATAACCTTAGTGGAGAACGCAAATGTTTAATATTTTAGTATGGTGTGTTTATGGTCTATTTGTTGGATCTATTGCGAAAAGTATAGTTCCTGGCGAAGAAAACTTTAATTTTGTAAAAACAGTAGCCCTAGGCGTTGCTGGTTCATATATGGGCGGAGCAATCCTTTATTTATTAGGCAGTTATGATGCTGTATCCCCAGCGGGCATTCTAATGGGTGTAGCAGGATCTGTTCTAACACTAGTTCTATATAACAAGCTGTCTACAAAATCCTGATTGACTTTGCATCAGGCCCTTGTATAATAGTTCCATGAGACCATCATGGACAAATTATTTTCTGGGCCTAGCTAAAGTTATCTCTCAACGCAGTCATGATATACACACCAAACACGGTTGTGTAATTACTGATCAAAATCATAGAATTTTGGGAGTAGGATATAATGGCTATCCAAAAGGACTAGACGATAATTTACTGCCCAAAGATCGTCCAGATAAATACCATTGGATGGTTCATAGTGAGCGTAATGCTTTGGCCAATTGTGTGATTAGACCAGATAATGGAATAGCATATGTAACTGGTCAATGTTGCAATGATTGCATCATGGCTTTGTGGCAAGAAGGAGTTCAAACCGTTTATATGATTGATGATCACGGCACAAAATTATTTGATCAAGATGCACAAAAAAGGTTTGATTTGTTTGTCTCAATGAGTGGCATACAAATTTTTAAAATTACTCCTGATCTATCTTGGCTACAACACATGATCGGTGTATTATGATAGAAATCTGTTTCTACATCCTGGTGTTTCAATACTATTATGTTTACTTTCTTTTGCCGCATAATAATGAAAACCAAACATGGATGCAACAGTCTTTTTCTAATATAGTAATAGCCGGAATAATCGCATTATTGCATAACAAAAGGTTAAAATCATGATTTTTAATGAACAAATTACACGCAAGCCAGATCACTATCCTTGGACCCAGGAATTTATCGAGGCTATGCAAAATGGCTTCTGGACTCATAGAGAATTTAATTTCCAGAGCGATATTCAGGATTTTAAAGTTAAGTTAACAGATCAAGAACAACAAATTGTTATTAGAGCCTTATCTACTATCGGCCAATTAGAAATTTCTGTGAAAAAATTCTGGGCCAAATTAGGAGATAATCTGCCTCATCCATCTCTTAATGATATGGGATATGTTATGGCTAATGTGGAAGTTATTCATGGTGATGCTTACGAACGCTTACTAGAAGTATTAGGTATAGACGATAATTTTGAAAAAATTCTGAAATTAGATATTATTAGTGGCAGAGTTAATTATCTTCGTAAACATTTACATAAATTTCATTCAGATAACAAAAGACAGTTC